TATTTGGCCTGTTTTCGGGGTTTTCCATCCTGTTTTCGTCCATTTCGGGTGTTTTGTCGTCCGTTCGGGTGTGCGCCGGGTGTCTTACACCAGTGTCGTTCCTACTGTAAGTGGTGTTCGGGTCACTTCGTGCTCACCGGGGGGTGTCCGGATGCCCCGCCCGACCCGTGGGGCTGGTTTTGCGGGGTTTGCAGGGTCCGCCGGGGGTTGGGAGGTGTTGTGACGTGAGATAGGGCAGGAGAGGGGCGTTTGCGCGGTCCGACTGTGAGGTGGGGTTCGGATGTGCGTGGCCAACCGCTGCGCGGTGCATGTGACTGCGGGGAGGGGGTTCCGGGCGCGGAAAAGCCCCGGTGCTCTTACCCGCAGGAACTGTCTCGTGTTGGATTTGAGTTGTTCTTTGCACACCGGGGCTTACTTGCTCCGTCCCTGAAGCATCCTGAGCTTAACATGCGAAAGGCCCCACCCTCCGCTAAGAGGTGGAGCCTTCCGTGGCATGTGTGACGACGCCGTTCCGCGAACCCGACTCGACAGGCAGTTGGAGATCCAAAGCTACCACGGACATGGGGAAGGCCCCTGCACTTCGCCGAACGCTGCAGGGGCCTTCCTTTTCCATGCTTAGTGGTGGAGCCAGTCTATACGACCTTCGTCAGCTTGACCTTGCGGTAGACGAAGAACCTGTTCTCCCAGTCGCGGCCACGGAACTCCCGGGACAGGGCGTTCTCCTCAGACGGGAGCTGCTGGAAGGTGTAGACGTCGTCGCCTTCCATCCAGAGGACCTCAGCGAAGGTGTCCCGCCACCACTGCTTGTGCTTGATCGTCACATGGGTGTGGTCGTCGTGCGGGTGGTGGTCAGGGATCCCGTGGAACTCGTGGTCGCCCGTGGTGTCCAGAGCGATCCGGTGCCACGTCTCCCCGTTCTCCGGCAGGGTGGCGATGATCTCAGTGAGGCACTGGTCCACCTCCTGCTCGGTCAGGTGCTCCAGCATCTCCCATGAGCAGATCAGTTCCGGGGAGTCTGGGCGTCCCCGGAACTGGCTGAGATCCGTTGCGGTGCCGACAGTGATGTCCCCGGTGGCGCCCGGCGCTGGCTTGCCGACGGCGTAGGAAGACAGGTCAATGCCCTGCACATGATCGAAGTGGACCTTAGCTGCTTGGACGAAGTACCCGGACGCGCAACCCAGCTCGAGGATCCTGATCCCGTCGCCGACATGGTCATGCATCACCCGGGCCGTTTGGTGCCATCCGGCGTCGTCCCCGTAGCCATGGTAGTTGGAGCCTTCACCGTTCTCCCAGTAACCCTCCGGGTACGGATCAAACCGGAGCTGCTCCGTGATCAGTGCAGCCTGTTCGGTGGTGAAGCGGTTCCCGTTGGCTGCCACATACGGTTTGTACGTGTCCTCTCCGGGGACCCGTGTGGCCGTGACGGAGGTCCGTTTGGCCTCAACAGCCGCTCGGATCTCTTCGGGGGACCATTCGGTCATCGGAAGGTCAGCCACTGAACTTCACCTCCGTCGCGGGGACGGGCTTGGGGAGGCTCGGGGCGCCGGTGCCCGGGATGTGCCCATAGGCTGCGATGAACTGTGAGCGCTCGATCCCTTGAGCGATCAATTCGGCGTCGTGGGCGAACTGTCGAAGATTGTTCGGCCAGAAGTCCCCTCCGGCGAACACTATGACGCTCACGGCCGTGGGGAGCTGCGCTTGTTTCATTCGCCTGAGCGCTTGTTTCTCCAGCGCCGTCACCGACTGCTCGCACATCTTGGTCCTGCGTTGCTTCTCGCTGGCGGTCAGGTCGTTCCAGCGGTCAGCCTTGCGGGGAGGGATCAGTTCATCAGGGGGCAGGGTCATTTGCCATCTCCTTCAAAGAGGTCGGTCATTGCGGTCTGGGCGATGTGCTTGAGGTCAGCAGCGAGGGCTTCGGCTGCCACGAGGTCCATGTTGTTCGGCCCTTTGCGGTCAACCTGCGCGTACTTGTCCTTGGCGTCGGCGATCACGTGGGCTATCCGAACCATGAACGGGGTGTACCCCGGGTGGTGCTCAGGGTTCTGGCAGACGGCCGGTTCATCAAAGGTTTCATCCCATGCCGTGCCCGGGCACTTGTGCGCGTTGCCGTCCCTGCAGTCAGGAGAGAGGATCACTTGCCACCTGCCAGTACATGGCAGACGCAGGTGCAAGGGACCAGCCCGTTGTCAGCGGCTTTGGCCTGTCCGGCGCAGAGGACATGGGAGCCGGAGTTGCAAGCGCCCGACATGTCCTCCCCGGGGAACTTGGACTGGATAGGAGTCAATGGCTGGCGGTCCTCCTTATCGGCTTCTTCCTCAGCTTGTGGAGGGTGGAGCTTCCACTTGTTGTCCGGGTCGAGGTGGTTTGCGCCGTCCATGAGGGCAGCAGCCAGTTCCCGGGCCTGCTTCGGGGTGTACGCGGAGAAGGCTTCCACGATCCGCCGGGGTTCGAACTCGCTGTCGATGTTCATGGGCTTCCGGACAATGACCTTAGGGTCGCTGTGCGTGGCCCGGGCAGTGATCACCCACGGCGAGTACAGGGAATCCGGGTTGTCGTGCTCTCCCCGGAAGTGGAGAACACCTTCTGGGCGTTTAGTTGCCATTGCGGTAGGTCCTTTCGATGCGGGTGTGGAGTTCAGCGAGGAGATCCGTCCCGACGGGGTATCCGAGGGTGTGGAGCAGCTTCGCGTACTCGATGATGTTGCCGGTCTCCATGGCCTCGATCTTCGCGAGGTTGGAGTGGATGGAGGCTTTGCGCTGGTTCTCGTGGTTGACCGGCTGCTGTTCGTAGAAGCGGCCGTTCCACCGGTTCGGCGGGGTGAGGAGCTGCGCTGACGTCAGGTAGTGGTCAGTGGTCCTGACGTCGACCGGCAGCGGTTCAGGGGTGTACTCGACCTTAGGCACTGACCGCCTCCTGCTCGATGGACTTGAGGCCAGCGAGCATGATCCGCTTCATCCGTTCGTTCATGTCCTCCCCTTCCTTGGCGGTGTCCTTCGCGACGGTGGTCACAGCGTCCCAGAGCTGCTTGTCGGCCCGGACCCAGAGGACGTCCTTCCCGCCGAAGCTGAACACCATCATGTTGGAGGGCAGGGTCTCCCCGTGCTCCCGGAACAGGCGGTTGAGGACCAGCGACAGGTCGTCGATCGTCTTGATCTCTTCCTTCTGCCCGTCCAGCGCCTTGGCCAGTTCAGGAGGCAGGTTCCGGCGGACGTCCTGATACAGCGACTTGAACGCATCCTCCGAGGTGAAGCCCATCTGGGCCTGCAGGACCTCGGCGCCGTACACGGCCACCATGTCCTGATAGAGGGCAGTGAACTTGGACGGGTTCAGCTTGCCCTTGAGGATGTTGACCTTGACCATCGTCCAGTTCTGGCGGTCCTTGTCGAACTTCTCCGGGTCCAGCAGCCACACCGGGCCGTCCTCGATGCCCAGTACCGTGGCAGCGTCGTGGCGGTGGTGGCCACCGACGATGTCGTAGAAGCCATCCCCGGCCGGGACAGCAGTGGCCATCGGCTCCACCCAGCCTTCGTCCTGAATGGACTGGCACAGGGCGTTGAACGTGCGTTCGTCCTGCTCGTTGGGGTTCGCCGCGTTCTTCCGCAGCTTCGCGGTGGCGATGGTTTCCATGCGGGGGTAAGTCGACGTCTCAGTCATGTGTGGCTCCTCGTGTTGCGGGTTTCGATGTGACAGCCATGCCCGGTTTGGGCAGGTGGGAGATCAGTTCAAGCATTCCATCTGCGACTTCCTTGGAGCTTGTGTCCGCGTAGTCCAGTTCGTCTGGGAGGGCGTCCACCACCCCGTTCAGGACCCGCGCCGCTTCGGCCGGGGTGAGCCGTGCCAGCAGTTCCTTGAGGGCTTTCTTCTCAAACGCCATGTCCGGCCTTTCTGATTGCGGCCTGCCCGTCGATGAAGCAGTCCTTGTACCCGAGCGCCCGGGCCATCCGGATCCCGTCCAGCATGGCGTTGGATTTGCCCCATCTCATGCGCTTCCCGATGAAGTTGTGCTTCACGGCAGCCGTCTTGCGGACGATCTTCCAGAGGTCCTCGAAGGTGATTTCGTCGACGTCGGTGAGGACTTCCGTGAGGACTTCGTGGAGGGGTTTCAGCTTCCCGTCGAGGAACTCCTTGATGGCAGGTTCCTCGATGGCCATGACGCGGGAGTGGAGATCCCGGACCAGTGCCTGCAGGGTCAGGTTCGAGTCGTAGTGCTCCCGCACCCATGTGGCCCCGACGGAGCTGTACCCGTACGTGTCCTCGAAGTCCTCCGGGTATTTCAGGTAGACGTCGTGCATCCGGCGGAGCATGGCAGCAGCTTCCGACGGGGTCGACGCCACATGCGCGTAGTCAGGCGGGAGGAGTTCCTTGTTCCACGACTGGGCCTGCATGATGACGCCAAGCCCGGCAGCCATCTGCTCCCAGTACGCCATCCCGAACAGTTCGTGGTTGGACAGGCAGATCGAGGCATGGCAGGACTGCATGATCGCCCACGCCTCCTGTTGCGGCAGGCCGACGTGCAGTTCAGCGTGCGGCATCAGCTCCTCGAACTGCTCCTTTTTCGTCCGGTCCAGCGACCCGGTGGTGATCACAAAGCTGACGTCCCGGCCGAACTTGAAGAAGTAGTCGTAGATCTCCGCGATCTCGTTGATGCGTTTGGAGGAGGAGAAGCGGCCCCCGTAGTAGACCGTGAACTTGTCCCGCTTCTGGACGCCCTCCCCGGCCTTGAGGACGGACGCGACGTCGATGCCTTGAGGGATGTCGATCGACACGTCCATGATGTGCTTCACCCCGGAGGGGGACAGGAAGCGCCGGGCGACGTCGAGGGTCATCTTCCGGGCCACCGGCGACTCGTGGTAGATGACGTCGCTGACCAGAGATCCCGTGGCTTGGTGGGCCAGTTCCGGGCGGGTGGCGATGAACTCCCCGTTCCCGTCGTCCCGGACCAGCAGATCCCATGTGGCAATGACCTGCCGGGAGGTGCGGGTGGCTTTCTGCGCCCAAGCATTCGCGAGGTTCACGGTACGCGCGGGGGACATGGACAGGACAGCGTCCACGGGTTCCGGCCCGTCCACCCCGGCGTACTTCCAGATGATTTCCGGGAGGGCAGCTGCCTCCTGCATCCGGTAGTTGGATGGGAAGTCGACCACGACTTTCTGCACGTCCGGCCGGGAGTCCAGATCATCCACCGGTACGGTCTTGAGGTTCGGGACGATCATGATCCAGTTGATCTCCCCTACAGGGGTGGCCCGGATCAGGTTCCGTCCGATCAGGTACAGGGAGTCGGCCCCCACGTTGCCCGGGTAGCTGTACGTGGGCCAGAGGAGGATCCTCACAGCTTCACCCCCGGCTCCACGGCCTTCCACTGGCTGGCGGCGAACCGCCACACCAGTGCTGATTCAATCGTCGTGTCGTCTTTCAGGCTGTCCAGCTCCTCTTTCGCATCATCTTCGGTTCCATATTCAGTGGGGAGCAGCCATTTCTTCCGGCCCTTGAACCGGATGGCCACTCCCCACTCTTTCCGCTGTTCACGGTTCACGGCAGCCACTCAGTCTCTTCCCGGCGAAGCCTTGCCTCTTCGGCGTCCAGAGCGCCCCGGGTGACTTCCTCCTGAGTGTCAGGTGCCCCGTCGACGTCAGGGTGTTCGTCGTCGTTGTGCTGGTCGATCCATTTCTCTGCCGCCCGGCGGGACGTGGTGTTCAGGCCGTCCTTGTGCTCTTCGCACCAGCCCTGAAATTTCCGGTTGCCGACGTGGACCAGATGGGCCGTCACGACATGCTCCCGAACGCTGCGCCTTGGTGCTTCTCGCACGGTTCGGATTCGGTGGGCGTGCCGCAGATGGAGCAGACATACCCTCCGGGTGGGTGGGTGCCATCCCAGACGTGGGGGACGTCTTTCTCGAAGATCTCCCGGTACCAGTCAGACACTGCCGCAGTGACAGCCTCCATCTGGACGTCGGACAGCTCCCGGGGCTGCGTGGTGGCAGCCATCTTCTCCCGGACTTGCTCCTCAAGGGTTTTCATTCGTGCTTCCTTTCGCCTGTTCATCAGTGGTTTCCAGTTCGTGCCATTCAGGGTCCCGGTACAAGCGGCCGTGCTCGCACCAGAAAACGGTGCCCGGTTTGGCCAGTGCCATGCTCCGGTGTTCCGGGTTGCCGGTCTCCCCAGCCGAGCGGTACCAGTCCCGGCGGGACATCCCAGTCCGGCGCCTGACCTCAGCCCCGGAATACGCTGCGATGATTTCCCGGGTTTGCTTACCATTCCGGAAGTACTGGTAGCCGTACACTTTCAGCTCTTTAGCCATGGTTGGCCTCCTCTCTGGTAAAGGTCAGCTCAGGCTGGCCCAGATCTTTCCACCCGTTGCCCTGCAGCGCCCGGCGCAGGTAGACGGCAGAGATCGGGTCGCCTTTCTTGCCCCAGTTGCGTTCACTGTCGGACACTTCGGACATCATCGCGAACACTTCCGTCGCGGTGACGATGGGGCCGTGCTTATCCACAGCAGCCAGAGCCGCCTTGTGGACAAGCTGCCCGACGGACCCCCGGGCTATGGCTTCGTCGGCCTGCAGGGCTGTGGAGAACTGTTGCCGGAGGAGATCCAGCATGAGCGGCCCGGAGGACTTGTCGGACTGTTCGGCCCTGATCCACTCACGCACACGCGGGACGTATGTTTTCCAGAGAGGACCGTCAGGGTACTGGCGTGCCAGCTCCTTGGCCATCAGCACCTGCTCCTGCTTCGTCTCCGCGAGGAACGGGTACCAGTCAGGGACAAGCTGTTCGTTCCACCACGACTTCTCGAACACCACCAGCACCCCGGCGGCGAGCATTTCGATCCATGTGGTGCCGTAGCCCTCACTGACGGAGTTGCAGAGGACGATGTCGCCCAGCCCGAGGACGTTGAACCAGCCGTCACGGTCCTGATTCTCGAAGGCCCTCCAGTCGTGGTAATCCTTCGTCACCCATTCCGGTGTGGGTTGGGAGGAGGAGACGGTGACGCCCACGGTCGTGCCGCTCGCTGCCAGTTCGGTCTGCACCTTTCGGGTCTGCTCAAAGGAGATCCGGGGCTTCTTCTGGTTCGCGTACCGGGAGGCCCAGAGCAGCTCCGGGGCGCCCCCGGCGGCTGCCCGTTCCATCCGGCGTTCGAACACCTCGTCCATCCGGTCGATCTCGACGCCCACATGAACGGGCTTGGAGTTGGTGATGACTTTTTTGACCGTTGCAGGCTGGAACCATTTCCGCATGGAACGGAGGGCGTCCTGCAGGAGGTAGTTCGACTCCCAGATGTTGAGGTCTGCGTGGTAGCAGCCCATCAGCTCAGCCGCGACATCGGCCTCACCCATGTAGTACTCCGGCACTTCCTCCATCTGCGACAGGGTGGCCGTCCACAGATGCCAGATCACCCACGGGGTGGTGGTGTTGTACCGGGACGACATCATCCGGTTCATCAGCACCGCCTTGTACGCGGGGACCAGAGGGGCCTGCTGGGTGACGACGAGGTCGTACGGGGTGTCAGTCCGGGCTTGGTTGAGTTGCTGCCAGATCTCTTCGGTGGAGAAGTACCCCACCATCCGGTCGAAGCCGTACCCGGTGGCCTTGACGAACGTCAGGCGCTTTTGGGCTTCCTCCGGGAGCGGTGCGATCAGGAATTTCCAGAGCTGGGTGTCATCCACCGTGCGGGGGACCAGCCATGTGATGTTCAGGGTCGGGTCCTCCACGAGCATCCGGTGGACGACCAGCCGGGGGACGTTGGACAGGGAGGAGGTCCCGTCGAACTTCGCGCAGCGCGATATGAACAGGATTCGCATTGTTGCCTTTCAGTAGGTGAGCGTCTTGCCTGCAGCGAGCAGGTCCCGGATCCATGTGGCGTTCTCCGGGGTCAGGGAGTCGACGTCAACAGCCCAGTCCCACCATGGCAGGAAGTCCGGGTCCTGTTCGCCGAAGCCCATGTGGAGGATGGCAGCCAGTACAGCGGCCGGGTCCTTCTGGAGCCTAGACCACCAGACCGCGAACGGCCGGTTGTGGGTGGCGATGACACGGTCCAGCTTGATCCGGTCGCAGTCCACGATTTTCATCCAGTGGTGCCAGCGGTCGCCGTTCACGTCAATCAGGAGATCCCGGGAGGGGAAGTGGGCGACGAAGTCGATCTTGTGGCCACCCACCTTCTCCTGCTCCGAGTAGGGGATCCCGGCGCCTTCCAGCAGGTGAGCCATGCACTGTTCCGGGACAGTCCGGGCTGCCATCAGAGGTTACCCTTGTGGCCGTCGGCTACCTCGTTGATGGCCTCGTCACAGCAGAGAGGGTTCCCGTCAACGTACCCGAGGTCCGTGCGTTCGTGGCAGTAGGCGCAGCGTTCGATGGTGTCGAACCCGATTGCTGCTTGCGCGTTGTCGACGTGGCGTTCTATCGCTTTCTTGATGCCAGTCAGGGCAGCGATCTGCGATTCGTGGGTGAGGCCCACCAGTTCGGGGACCACCTCGATCCGGTAATTCTCGTAGTCGACTTCCGTCTTTGCTTTGGCCATGATCGGCTCCTTTCAGGTGGTGGCGCCGGATGCGGCCACTACAGCGTCCACGACGTCGTTGATGGGATGGATCCGGGGCTGGTCGAACAGACCCCATGCCACGGCACAGTCAGCTACGTCGTCGTTGGTGATGCCGCCACCGTCCGTTCCGCTGTCCCAGCGTTCCCGGAACTCTTCTTTCGTCATGGCCATGGTCAGTTCCTTTCTGTGCAGCGGCACGGAGTGTGCTGATGGTTGGAGGGGTCTGCGTCCCAGATGGGGGCATCGTTCACGTTGATCCGGAACTGGCCTTCGCCGTCGATCTGGATCACGGGGACGCCGTCCGTGGGTCCGTGCCAGAAGCTGACAGCCAGCGGCTGGTAATCGTCGGCCGCGACATGGTGATGGAGCTGGACCGAGTCGGCAGTGACGATGGAGACAACGTCCTCCCGGCCGCTGGTGTGGAACGCCCACCCGGACTCGGGGGCGACGTCCTGCAGTTGGAGGAGATCGACCGCTTCCTGCAGCTCTGCGACGGTGAACTTCCCAGACAGGGCCTCGATGGCTTTGACGACTTTAGGACTTGTCATGGTCAGGGTCCTCCATGTCGAGTTCCAAGCAGTACTGGGCGGAGGCTTCGGAGCTGAGGGCCTCGAAGTCAGACCCGGCCCGGTAGGCGAGGTGCCGGAGGTCAGTGAGGAGGTTCTTGATGGCGTCCTCAAACTCCGGGGACCCTTCGTCGCCGTAGGACTTGCTGTGTGGAGCATGAGCCAGCCAATACGCCTGCAGCGCTTCGGCTGCCCGGTTGCCTTTGCGCCAGTTGATGGCAGCCTGCCCACCCATGCCCTCCGGGATGTCAGGATTCGTGGTTTCCAATTTGCTTGGCTCCTCTCGTTTCGTGGTGTTCATTCAAGGCTTTCTGGATGGCCGCGTCGACCTCTTCCCAGTTCTTCTCATCCCGGGGAGCCGGGCACTCAACCCGGACCTTGTCGCCGTTGTACGTGGTGAGCATGTAGCCCTTGCCGGAGGGCAGAGACAGCCCCACAGCCTCCCACGTGTGGAACCATGGCCCTGACCAGACATCCAGCTTCTTGCGCTTGTGCTCGGCCGAGTAGTCGTAGTCCGTGGTGACCCCGTACCGCATGATCAGTCAGCCACTAGCGGGTTGACGGGGGTGGTGATCCAAGAGACCACCTCGGCCGGGATGACACGTTCGATGCTGCGGACGATGCCGCCGTGGAGATCCACAGCAAGATCCTGCGCGTCGTACGTGGACTTCTCTGGGAGTTCAAGGGTCATCTTCACGGTCACTTGCAGTGTGCGGTGCATGGGGTCAGTCCTTCGGTGCGTCGGCGGGGACTACCGGGTACTTGCCAGCGGTGCCGAACAGGAGTTTCCCGGCCGCGTTCCATTCCTGCGCGATCTTCTCGACCTCGTCGGCTGGCATGACCTCCCGGCGTGCGAGGTTCCGGAAGTGCCAGAGTTCCGCATCGCGCGGCCCGATCTGGTTCTCCACGTGGGAGCCGATCGTGAACCAGTGGAGTGCCCGGCCCCGGTCGGTGTTCAGTTCCGGGTTCGCTGCCCGGCCAGCAGCGGTGTGCCCGTCCACGGCGTAGTCCGGGATCTCCGGCGCCCAGTTGGCTTCCTTCTCCAGAGCGCCGAGCACATTCTTGAGGTTGTCGACCTCACGGTTCTTCGGGGAGATCGCGCAGAGGTAGACCGCCATGGTCAGGATGTTCCCGTCCGGCTTGGCCTTGGAGGAGGAGTCGGCCATGACCTTGTTGTACGTCTCCCACAGGGCGTTGATCTGGACGATCAGGTTCGCGTTGGACAGCCCAACGTCCTCGGCCGCGAAGATCGCCAGCCTGCGCCACACGTACTTGTGGAAGCGGGACTCGATCTGCTTGGCCCAGTACAGGGCCTCCAGTTCCTTGCCACGGCGCAGCTCCTTGATCAGGATGCTCACCGCCATGTTGAGTTCGACGCCGTTGGGGCAGGAGGGCTTGAACAAGGAGTCTTGCCCTTCGCCGGGTTCAGACTTGCGTGATGCCATTTCAGATGTCCTTTCGCCAAGACATTGTGTTGAGTTTTTTCCCTACAACATGAGTCTACCGGCGACCCGTCAAGAGTACCTAGACGAGTCGCCGGTAGATTCAGTGCTTAGTCGTTGAAGATTTTGACCGACTGAACGTCCATCTTGCGGAAGCGTTTCTTGTGGCCGTCCCGCTTGCTGATGTCCGTTCCTTCACCGATGCACCGCGCCCTGACAAGGAACGTCAGCTCTTGGCCCAGAGGGATGTCGTCCTCAAGGGAGTCCATCGACATGCCGAGGAACTTGACCTTGAGGTAGTCGGTGCCGTCCAAAGGCTCCTGCTCAGCGGTACCGTCCGCGTACTCGTCAAGGGCTGCCGATGCGGCTTCCCCCAGTTTGCCCATCCCCTCGACGTCAATGGTGTCAGGGTCGATTTCGCCCTGATCGTCGGTGACTGCGGAGAACGGGTTAGCCGTTGCCTTGCCCATGTGATTCCTTCCTTTCGCCGGAGCCAGTCCTTCTAGCTCCGAAGTGCTTCCAGCCCCTACCGAAGGGCTGACCGTCGTCGTCCCAATCTACCCAACCCACCTCTTTGAGATATGCGAGGTGCAGAGGGGTGAGCCATGACCATTCGATCTTGATCTCTGAGTCAGTTTTCCGCCGGTGACATGTCGAGCATAGCGGCAAACCGTTGCCGACCTCGTTCTTTCCGCCCTGCGATTTGGGCCAGATGTGGTCCATCTGGACGCCGTGCGGGGATCCGCAGCACCGGCACCATTCGCCGTACTCAGCGATGCAGTCGTTCCGCCATGGGGCGTCGTTCTGCTTGTGGACGGTCCGGAGCCTCCCTGCTGGCTTTCCGCTGCCCCGTTTGGGTTCAGTGGGGGCCAGCTTCGCTCCGCGCTCCCGAAGCCGCTGGATCGCCTTCTGCTGGGACCGCTGCTGCCACGCGAGGGCTTTTGCCGGGTCGGAGTTCAGGGGACGGCCGATCTTCACGAGTCAATCACCACCGGCGCCACCGAGTTGGGCCAGAAGACCAGAGGCTCCGCCGCCTTGATGGCAGAGTCGGCGATCTTGAGCGCCCGGCCGTACGCGAAGTCCGGGGTGCCGACGATGTTGTACCACTCGTCCTCGTAGGGGTCCGAGTCGCTGTCCACCTGCCGGGGGTTGTCAGGGTTGTTCAGCCGGACCCCGTCGAGGAGCGCCGCCATGTCGGCCGCGTGGGTGCGGAGGAGATCGGCGCCCTTCTCCAGCCGCTCGTTCGGGGTCACTTGATGATCCCCAGCTTGACCAGACGCTCCACGGCCGCGTCCAGAGCAGCCTGCAGGCTTGCCCGGTTGGTGAGGTCAGTAGCAACAATCTCATCCGCGATCATCATCAGTTTCTCCGGGACGCGGTAGCCAGCCCTGACCAGCAGGATCACCGGCTTGTCCATCATGACGCCCAACCCGATCTCGATGGCGATCTTCACGTCCGGTTCTTCGGGAACGACGACCACACAAGCGTCCGTGTGGCGGACCCGGGGGAGGACGTCCCGTTCTGCGGCTTCGATCAGCTTCCGGATGTACGGCGGCTCAGTGTCCCAGTGGCTCAGTTCAGAGGTCATCGTCCGCAGCCTTCCATGCATTCGGGGGTGCAGGGCAGGCCGGTGGCCATCCTGCGGAGTTCGTCGTCGAGGAGGGAGTCCAATTCCTCCCGGACACCGAAGATCTCGGCAGCCTTGATGATCTTCGGGACCCCATACTGCGAGTAGTCGGTGTCAACGTAGGACGCATACTGCTCGTCGGTGCCGATCACCCAGACCCAGACCGCGAAGTGCTGGGTCGCCCGGTCAGCAGAGAGGCCCCGGTGGCTCCCGGCTTTCTCCAGTGCGAAGGGGAAGTATTTCCCGGCGGCGTCCCTGATCCCGGCCTCGTCAGAGATCCAGTGCTGCTTCCACACTTCCTCCGTGGTGCCTTCCTTGAGGAACTCCTTGGCGTGCTCAAAGTCCAGGAGTTCCAGCAGGTCGGTGGCTTTCGCTCCGAAGAGGTCCGTGGGCTTCTCGATCTCCCGACGTGTCCATTTGAGGATTTCTTCCTGTGTACGCATTCTTTCGCCTTCCTAGTTGTCGATCCGCTTGACTTCGGATCCGTCCATCTTCCGGCCAATGGTGGCCAGAGCTAGTGCTTGCGTCGACGGGTCCAGATCCTTCGTGGCCCGTTCGATCGCGGCCTTTGAGGTGGTCACAGCCTCAAAGAACTTGTTGTCCCCGAGCAGCTCCTTGAGCTTCGGGAGGTCGATGTCGTTCACGAACTTCGGGGTGGAGACGTACGCGGTGGATCCGATCTCCAGCCTGCCCTGCTTGAGGGCGTCCGCCTTGTACCCGGCGTCCAGTCCCTTCACTGCTTTGTCCAGCAGGCCGCGGATCTTGTGGGCCTTGTCGCGCCATGCCAGCTTGGCCACCGGGTCTTTCAGTTCGGCGCCCTCCTCCACCAGCCCTTCCGCGATCTCAGGCAGTGCAGAGTACGCCGGGCAGGAGTCCTTCACGAAGCAGTACCCGCATCCGTCATTCAGGATGGGCAGGGCGTCCTCGTCGCGGAGGATCTTCCGGACAACGGCCACCGCCCATGAGTGCCAGTCCTCGATCTCGGCGTCCGTGTAGGCAATCTGGACCTCGTTGAACTTCACGACGTCGAGGTGGGTGACCACGCGCGGCCGACGGGGCAGGTTCAGGGCCTGCCAGTTCTGCCGGATCAACCAGTCGTATCCCCGGAGCTGCACGTCACCGACCAGATCGTCAGTGCGTGCCGGGTTGCGGTTGGTCTTGTAGTCGACGGAGTGAACCAGATCCGGGATCTCCCAGTCGATGCCGATCCAGTCGAGGAAGCCCCGCATGTAGATGTCCCCGTACACCTCGTCGGTGTAGAGGAGTGCCCTCAGTTCGACCTCCACTTCGAGGGTGGCGTAGGTGTCCATGGGGGAGGCCCCGCGTTCCATGTACTTCTCAAGGTCAGCCCGGGCTTCGGTCCACATCTCCTGCGGCATGTCGACCTCCCACGCCTCCGACAGTGCCTCGTCGGGGGTCAGGCCCTTCTCAACCATCAGGAACAGGACCGTGTGGAAGAGTCCCCCGTACCGGAGCGGGTAGGGTTTAGGCCCTTCTTCTTTTACGCCGTCGACGTACTTGGCCTTGTACTTTCGGGGACAGCCCTTTTCCGATTCGTGCTGTTCCAGTTTGAAGCCTCCCGCCCCGTACGTTCGGAGCTGGGAGGCTGACACGGTGTTCTTTGGGATCTTCAAGTCTTTTGGCCTCTCGTTGCCGTTGCATGGATGCCCGGTTGGCTTCCCGCTTGCACTCCCGGCAATAGAACCTGACACGGTCCTTGTCCATCCGGGGCGCGAGGTTGTCCCCGGCCATCCTGTGCCCTTTGGTGCAGTACTGCCTCACACCGCCGATCCGGGTTTCGTTGGAGAGGTCGGCCAGCAACTGCAGCCTGTCCCGTTCCAAGTCCGCCCGGATCTCGTCGATGTGGTCCATGGTTACTGGAAGCGGTTAGCCGGGGTCGCCCACGGGTCGTCCTGCGCCGCCGGGGGTGGAGTCCCCCAGTCCGGGTTCTGCTGGCCCTGCGGCTGCCGCTGCGGCGGGGTGGAGTTCTTCTTCCGGATGACGTCGTAGGCGATCACCTCAATCTGGGTTTTGGTGACCTTCTTCCCGTCCCCATCCTCGTAGGTGTTGTTCCCGAGCTGGCCCCGGATCAGGATCTGGTCACCCCGCTCCAGAGCTTCCTGCATCAGCTCCTCAGCCTTGTACCCGAAAGCGACGGCCTGCCCGAACGTGGTGGTCAGTGCCTGCGCCTTGCTCTGGGAGTCGTACCGGGTGCCGTTGTTGGCGATGTTCGCCCTCCAGAACGGGACCCCTGACCCCTTGCCGTACCCGGAGTCCGGGTCCCTTGTGATCGTGCCCTCAAACTCGATGCTGTTCCTCACAGCACACCTTCCTTCCCCACCAAGCGGCGGTAATAGTCGTCGTTCTCATTGTCCGAGGGATCAGGCAGACCAGCCGCAACAAGGGCTTGAGCGACGTCATCCAGATCGGCCTGCTCCCATTGCTTCTTGACTCCGAGGTGCTTGGCGATCTGCTTGACGGCGGCAACCGCCTTGGCAGGATCCACCGGCGGGTCGAAGTCCCGGTGCCCGGCCAGATCGACCTTAGCCCGGACGGACGCTCCGCCGTCAGGCGCAGTGGACCGGTACACGGTGACCTGAGCGTGGCCCTCATCCTCGTCGATGTCGTTGATGCAGATGATGTCTGCTCCCTCGAACTGCACGTTCAGGGTGGACCCGCCGGACCAGTCCAGTCCCCACGCTCCGTCTGCCTTGGAGTAGTCAGGGCCTTCTACCTCGTCCGGGGGAGGAGGGCCGTCCAGCAGCCCCTTGAGGGTCCGGATCAGCTTGGCCTCCCGGGACCGCATCCGGCCAGCAGGAGGACGCTTCTGAAGTTCGACCGCAAGCTCCTGAATCGTGGTCCGGGCGATCTCGCACGCGGACTCGTAGTCCAGAGGGATGCACCGGTCGATCAGGTCCTGCTTCTCTTTCGCCATCTGGGCGTACAGCTTCGCTTCGCTCATGTCAGTCCTCAGCCTTGATGGGCAGGTGGGCGAACTGCTCGGTCGGGAACCCGGGCCGGGTGGACCAGATCTCCAGCTTCACCGGCAGGCCACCGTCGACTTCCCAGAGGGACGTGACGCGGAAGTAGTTCGAGTTGTACGACCCGTCCAGCGTGTCTCCGGAGTACGCATTCTGCTGCCAGATCAGGTCGTCGGGGAGGGTTGCCATGATCTTGCGGAACATGTCAGGGCCGGTCGGCTGGGAGGAGTAGCCCACAAACCACTGGACCTCCATGTCACGGCCGTCGTACTCGATCGCCACCTTCGGGGTGGGGACGTCGTGCTTCTCGCACAGTTCCGCCACAGACCGGAGGGACCAGAGGTGCCGCCGCAGAGTCGTGGGCTTAGTCATTGTCGTCATTGCTGCCTTCTTTCTCGGCCCGGTCTGCGCAGTTCCCGCAGCGGCCATTGAATCCTTCGCCGTCGTCCAGCGTCTTGTCCTTGCATTCGGAGCAGAGGTTCTCCTGCGCCCATTCGACGTATGCCTCCCCGAGCTTCTCGAGGAGATCCGTCCGTTCCCCCAGAGTGGAGGTGTCCCCGCCCCACTGGATGTAGCTGCCCTCGTCAGTCAGGAGGAACTCCGTCTCCCGGCCGTCGATCTTGATCTTGCCGCCGATGTCCATCAGATGCTCGCCGCGATCCATTGCAGGGTGAGGAACAGGGCCAGTGCCACGGCCGCGAGCCGGGCGCTGTACTCGATGTTGAAGAGGACCCGGTCCAGCCGGTTCATGGAGTCGCCCATCAGAACATGTCCTCGTGTTTTTTTGCGTGCTTGACCTCCGGGGTCAGGTCGTTCTCCCGGATGACGGTGGTCTGTCGGTCATCCACTTCCCGGTGGGTGGAGGTTTCGCAGGCGTCCAGCTCCTCCGAGGAGAGATCGTCGAGCTGGTTCTGGACCTGCTCCTCGACGTGGACTCCTTCGAGGTAGCCGTCAATCTCAAACTGCTTGACGTGGGTGCTGGTGATGGTCCAGTGGACTTCCACGAGTGCCATGATCAGCCTTCCTTCTCGGTGGACAGGATGATGTCCCCGTTGTCGTTCTCCCGGACGTGGAGGACATCCAAGTAGCGCATGACGTCCAGCTCCGCTTCGGCGAGGATGATGGTCCCAGCAGACTGGGACTGAGCCTCGTCGTTGGAGACGAATACGGCGACGTCGCGGCCGCGAGGGGTCCCGCCCGACTTCCGCATCCTGAGTTTGATTTCGAGTGCCATTTGGGCACATCCCTTCTGGGTGGGGGCGCCGGGATACGCGAGTGGTATCCCGGCGCCGGGGTGATTGGTGGCTAGAGTGCGAAGGCGAGTTCGAGCGCCTTCATTGCGTTGGACTCCATGTCGTGGGCTTTGTCGGCGTCCCCGGTGTCCCTTGCGGCAGCAGTAACGGCGTGCATGACGCCACCTGCCGTCATGTCGGCGCCCTTGACGAAGAACGAGAACACGGAGTCCGCTGTCTCCTGATCGAAGCCCAGCTTCTTGGTGATCACCTTCACCGATTCGACTTCCTTGAGGGGCTTGCCTGCCTTCTCCTCCATGTCCCGGATGACGCGGGTCATGTAGTCGACGTCGAGGAACGTGCGGACCGCGTCCCGCGCCCGGGCGGTGACCAGTTCAGTGGCCTTGCGCTCCGTGTCATCGCCCCACCGGATGATGCCCTCGTCCATCCGGCCTCCGAGGTGGACCTGCCGGACCGCGTCTTTCTGGATGGTCATGCCGTTGTTGCAGACCTCCACGATCAGGCGTGGGGTGATCCCGAACGACCCGTTGCCGGTTTCGGAGTTCGTGATGACGAACCCTGCGAACACGGTGGGGTTGTCAGCCCCGTACTTCCCGGAGAACGGGGACCGGTAGCCGTCCAACAAGGCGGGGGCCAGAGCCGTGACGGCCGGGGCCTTGACCCGGACGTACATGTTGCGGTCGGTCAGGTCGCATCCGTCGATCTCGACGTCCACCCCGGCCTGCCGGACGCCGTCCAGTGCAGCAGTGAGGACGTCGAGGTTGTCGTTCACCGCGTACCGGTCAGACAGGAACGCCCGGGCGACTCCCATCTCCCCGTCGTCTCCCTTGAAGCCACGGATCAGGAAGTTGCGGGAGTCGGCCGGGTACACCCACTCCTGCTTGCCGTCCACCAGCTTGGCCTTGCCCCGGAGGAGGCCGTTCACGTTCAGGTCGTACAGGTCAGGGCGTTCGTTCCGCATCCGGCGGACGTAGGCCAGAGGGATCGAGAGCTTGCTGGCAATGCCCTCGTCGAAGATTTCCGTGGGCCGGTACAGGCCGTTCACGTCGGTGACGCCGTCCACGCTCAGGACAGGTTCCACGCCGTGGAGCAGGATGTTGCCGTCCTTGGACTTGATCCGGGATCCCGGGGCGATCACATCGACCTTCCGGGCGTCCTGATCGACCAGCAGGGAGCGGAGATCTTCGAGGGTTGCGTTGCGGGTATCGAGCTTGACGCTCATGGGTTCTTTCCTTTCGCCGTGTTGGGTTTTCCCAACAACTTCATACAATCGGCCGAACGGCCGGGGTGTCAAGGGTTACCAACCGCCGGTGAAAGCCACCGCGAAGGCGACTCCCATCCAGAGGCAGGCTGCGGATCCGATGGCTGCCATGGACCAGTCCACAGCGTCCATGTCGCGGAGCCGGTGCCTTGCGGTGATCACATACGGGCGGATCGTTTTCATTTCTTGCTCGCTTTCTCGTTCAGGGCACGCTGCTTGTCGACTTCCGTCTCACATTCGGTGCAGGAGGACAGCCCCCAGTGGTAGCGGCGGAAGTCCCCAAGGTGCATGTCATGTTCTTGGCAGCACACCGGTCCGTGGTCCCGGTTGCAGATCAGGCGGTTCATCTTCGTGTCCCACGCCCACCAGCGTTCAGACTGTGCAGGGAACGGGTTGTCTACGAGCGCTTTGCCTGCTTTGAAGTCCTCGATCGCTTGTTCGGAGCCGATCTTGGCCAGCAGGGCGGCTTGAGCGTGCCCGTTGCTCATGCTGCCATTCCGTTCAGGAAGGGCCAGCCGGTGTCGATCGGCCGGTCAGGAGACTTGCCCTGACGATCAAGGTACTGCTGGAACGATTCCTGCTGCTCCTTCCTCCATGCCTGCTGCTGGGTGAACATGCCCTGCAGGGTTGCGGCGTCGGCCCCGGGGAGCTGCCCGATGGCCCGGCAGATGTCCACCGCGCCCTTGGCGTCCGGCAGTGCGCCGTGCGCGTCGGTGGCCAGCAGGGGGACGCCGTAGTGCTGCGCCGTGGCCAGCAGGGTCCGCTTGCCCTTCCGGTACTGGTCAAGACCCTTGTCGATCACCATGGGGTCGAGGACCGGGCCGAAGTTCCGTGGCAGAGGGAGGATGTTGTGCCGGACGCATTCCGCGTTGAACAGGGTCAGGTCATACGAGGCATTGAACGCGACCACCGGGATCCGCTCACTGGCTGCGTGGGAGATCAGATCCCGGATCTGCGCCAGCGCGGTCTGCGGGTCCATGCCCTTGGCTGCCTCTTCGTCCGTGATGCCGTGGACTTCCGTGGCGCCCTTCGGGATCGGGACGCCGGGGTTCACGATGCCGCCCCAGTCCCGGTACTGTCCGGGCCGCTCGGAGAGGACCAGTGCCCATGACACGATCCGGTCCTCATACTCGTCCACGCCGGTCGTTTCAGTGTCGAAGCCCAGCAGGGGGCCTTCCCAAAGGGTCATCGCACAAACTCCATTTCCAGCAGCTCAAGGCTGTCGATCGGGTCCGGGGACTTCTGGAGTTCCCGGTATTCCTCGTAGCTGAGACCCATGCGGTCCAACTTGCTCACGAGCTTCTCACTGGGCACTGACATTTTCGCCATTACTGGTCCTTCTTTCGCCGGTGGGAGGTTTTCCCTTCCCACACAGACTATCGGCCGTCCCACACATACCGTCAAGGGTTGGTCAGGCCTTGTGCGCGGACGGCATCGGCGCGTTCGTTCAGGGAGGTGACCAGCATCGCGAGCTGCCCGTCCTTGACCTTGTCCCAGTTCAGCTCCATCTTCTCGCCTACGAGGATGGCAGGCTCCTTCACGCCCAGAGCGTTCACCATGTAGTTGAGGATCTGCGTCTCGACCTCGTCTTGAGTCCAGCCGGAGGCCTCCCGGAGGTTCTCCATGGCCTTGGCGGATTCCCCAATGAGCTGCTCCCGGGTCTTGCGGGTGTTGCCGACGGTGGAGCGGGGCCGCAGCCCTTGGTCCGTCAGGGCTTTGTTTTCCCACATCTGGGCGATCTCTTCCACGGTGGCGATTCCGGATCCCGGGATGACGCCGATGCCCCATGCGCCGAGGGAACGGCCGCGCGCGGAGGTCTCCACCTTCTCGTAGGGGTTGGAGCCAGCGGCCTGCTGGCCACCCTTGTACGGGACCCATGCCATGCCGGGCTTACGGCCGACCAGCTTGCCTTCTTCGTCGAGGATTTCGAGGTACTCGCGGTAGATGATGCGGCCCTCTTCCCCTTCATGGCCGAGGCTGATGAACCCGGGGACTCCGGTGGGCGTCACCGGCTCCGGGACGAAGTTGGAGGTCCAGCCCCGCACCTCCGTCAGCTCGGAGAGCATGGCGATCCTGCCGCCGACGGACACATACAGGGTCCAGTTCTCGTAGTAGATGTCCTCCTTGCGGCCGTCCACCCGGCGGCTGATTTTCTTGTTCTGCGGGAGAGCCTGCACATAGTCGGAGTACTGCGAGTACTTCAAACCCCACACGTCGCGGTGGTTGGTGAGGAGTTCCAGTACCTGCTCCCGGGTGGGCGGGTTGATCGAGAACTCCCACTGGTTGATGTGCTGGCCGGAGTCCGCGACTTCCTGAGCGGTGGCCTGCACGACCGTGGGTTCAGCGGGGGCGTCCGTTTTGGGCGTGGTTGTGCGTGCCATCAGTTGTGGGCCTCTTCCGTGGCTTCGTGGGACTGGGAGTCCGGGGTGATTGTGTCCTGCGGCGCATCGTTCGCCGCTAGGCGCTGCAATGCGGCCTGCTCCTCGAAGGAGACGATCGCGGCGTAGCCGTTGGGGGTCTTGGCCACCACGCCCTTCGTGATCAGGGAGCCAGCTATCTCGTGGCAGCGCTGGGCGGAGATCCCGAACTCACGGCCCATGGCCCGGAACGACTTCTTCTCCCGGAGGCCTCCTAGCACCTGCCGTTCCTTTTCAGTCAGCCCGTTGGCGTCCCGGCCGATCTCGTAGCTTCCGGCGGTCATGTCAATCTTCCTCTCGTAGTTCAGCGGCCGTGGGGAGGATGTCGCATTGCTCCCGGCCGCATTGTGGGCAGGTCCAGATGAAGGTGTCGCCGTCGCGGTAACCCTCCACCTCGTCGTTGTAGTCGCAGTCGTAGGGCTGCTCCTGTGCCGCGTTGGCCAGTTGGCCCTTGAACACCTGCACCGACCCGTCCAGCAGGAGGAGCTGGTTCTGAGCCTTCCGATGCTCACTGCTTTCTCTCAGTTCGTTGTAGGTGACCAGCGTGTTGAGCTTGGCGTGGATCTCCTCCAGCCCGGGGATCAGCGTCTCCACGAGGTGGGCAGGGATGACGCGGGACTCCGTGGTGTCACAGGCCATCACATGCGCTTCCTTGTCCCCGGTGATGGCGTGGTACCGGACCCGGTCGGCGGCGTTCATCGGGGGATCCTTTTGCTGGCGTGGTCGATCATGGCGCCACCGGCGATGATGGAGATCAGGAACGAGATCGTCAGTAGACCGCCGATCCAGCCCAGCCTGCCGTCACCTTCCCAGATGGCCATGATGAACAGGTACATGCACACCACGAAGATCACCCCGGCGAGGATGACCAGAGAGATCCCGACGCGCCTCATTCGCCCAGCTCCGTGACTGCGGTGACTGCCTTGACGTTGAGGTGGAGGTCCTCGAACGAGAAATCGCTGTCCGGTTCGACGTAGATGTTCGCGCCTTCCCCGTGGGAGTCCCGTTCGACCTTGAGCTTGATGGAGTTGGTCAGCCAATCCTGCCAGTCCTTGCCGGTCTGGGTTTCGGTGACTTTGTCGAAGGCGTTCACGCTCTGCGGCCGGACGTCCAAGAAGAACGACATCTCCACCCGGAGCCGGTACACCTCCGGCGCCGGGGTCACGCCGTTGTCAGTGAGGACAGTCCGGATCTCGTCCTCCGCGTCCTTCTCCCGGCCGAGCACGTTCAGGTCTTTGGCCAGCCCGGCAAGCTGGGCACGGTGGGCGTCGTAGATCCGTTCCGTCGCCTTGGCCACATGGTCCGTGACGCTGTCCGCGAGCACCACGAGCTGCGAGAACGGGTACTCCTCGATGGCCCCGGTCTGGGTGACCACCTTGTACCGGACGCCTTCGGTATTGATTCCGATGATCACGCCGTTCAGGACGGAGCCGCTGCCAGAAGCGTTGGCCACCACCTTCCCGATGTACTCCTCTCGGAGGGCTTTGATGGGCTGACCGCCCGTGACTGAGTTCTTTCCCATGATCCTTCTTTCTGGTTGACAGCCGCGACTGATCGCGGCGCGTTGCTGGGTGGTTTGTGGACCACGTCCCCCGGGATCTGGGGGCGCCGGGGGACGTGGCGCTTGCTAGCCTCGGTCTGCGTCGATCGCGGCAGTCAGGGCATCGCGCAGGGCGATGGCAGATTCCATGTCGAAGAACCCGGTGGCCGTCTCGGTCGTGTTGTCCGTCGTGCGGACCCTCTCAACCTTGACAGAGACGCCCATTTCGCGGACCTCAACCTGTGCTGCTGAGGAGGAATCGAAGTTCTTGATGTTGATTCGCATTGCATTGCCTTTCGCCGTGTCAGGGGATCAGTTCCCCCTACACATTCAGTCTACCGGGCGACCCACACACCCCGTCAAGAGTTGGCGAGGACGCCCAGCGACTTGAGGGCGGACTGCGCGGCGTTCCGCAGCCCCAGTTCCTCGATCTTCCTGAGCTGGCTGGCGTGCATGAAAGCTTCCTCGAGTTGGAGGACCATAATGTCGGCCTCCGTCTCGGTGAGCGTGATGGTGCAGGCCCCGTCCTTGCGGCCCTGCCGGGCGCGGACCTTGGCGACGATGGCAGCAGTCTCCGGGTCGATGTCCGGCACCTGCGCGCAGTCCAGTCCGTAGAGCCAGTCCCGGACGGCCGACGCTATCCGCAGCGTGACAGGCTCGTTGGGCCACGATGCCCGGTAGTCGTCGAACACGAACCCTTCCTTGCTGAGATCCCGCATGAACTTCGAGGGGCGGGGGCGCGGCGGTCGGCGGCGACCGTACGTGGCAGATTCGTCGCCCTGCAGCCAGATGTCGTAGCAGCACACCGCCTCGTGGAAGTCGGCCCGGAGGTTGGCCAGCTCCCCGGTCGGTCGGCCGTCAGGCAGGAGGTCCTCCGCGTCCAGTGCGGCGGCGACGGTGTCGGTCAGGCGGTACAGCTGTTCAATCGTGGCGTTCACGGTGGTCACGGTGGGGGTCCTTTCGGGGAAGGTGGAGGGGAGCGCCCGGCTCCCCTCCGACGGGTGGGGGATTACCAGCTCAGGCCACGGACGGCCCGGACCGCTTCCTTGAGTGCCTCGTGGGAGTACAGCTCGATCTCCACATGCGCGTTGGAGGTGGAGTTGGGCTTGTGCCACGACAAGTACTGGTCCAGCAGGGTCTCTTCAAAGCTGCCAATCACCGCATCAGCTTCTGCCTCGTCCTTGACGCCGGTGGCTGCTTTCCCGAAGCGCTCCTCAGGGTCCAGCTCCATGTGCTCCTCAACCTTGTTGACGAACATGGTCAGGTAGTGGCGGACCTGCTTGCGGCTGGCGATCTTCATCATGTCCTCGACGGCCCCGGAGGTGAAGTCAGCGCTTGCGATGCGTTCGCGGTAGGCGCGCTCTTCGCGTTCCCATGCCCAGAGTTTGGAGCACACAACATTGAAGATTCGCACGGTGGAGTTCGTTTCAGCCATTGGGGGCCTCTTTCTATCTTTCGCCGGTGTCAGGGGATGATTTCCCCCTACACATATAGACTACCGGCCGGAACACACACCCCGTCAAGGGTTGATCCGGCCGGTGCGCTAGAAGTTTACGGTCGGGCAGCGTGCCGGGTTGCCGTCCCATTCGACCTCGAAACCCTCAGCCCGGAAGGCAGCAGTGATCTTCGCGGCGGTGAACTCACCGCTGTGGTTCCACCAGACGTGTTTCTTCGGCCGCTCGTCAGGACGGGCGTCGGAGTACTCTTCCCGCTCCCACGGTTCACCGTACTTCCAGAAGATCCCGTGACCCTGCTCGTTGATGAACCACGCCACCGCGTCGTCCTTGCCCAGCCCAGCAGCAGCGATCTCCGAGCTGGCACAGGATCCGCAGCACATCGGGTAATTTTCGAGGACCATGACGCCGTCGTTCGCGAGGGCCAGGATTGCCCGGCCGTACCGGGCCTGCGGGGTGTCAGCAGCCTTCCGGGCACGTTCGACGGTCAGGGTGTGGAGGGACTGGATGTCGTGCAACTTTGCGGTCATGGTGTTCTTCTTTCGCCGTTCTTGGATTGGTGGAGGTGGCCCCGCCTAGCGGATCCGCCACATGAGTTTGATCGTGCCCCAGACGCCCCGGCCTACCCAGCCAGCGCCTTCCTTCGCGCCCCGGGTGAACTGGGTGACCGGCTGACGCGGCAGCTTGGTGTTGAACATCGGCGCCCAGTACTTCTTCCGACGTCGCCCCATCAGAGCCGTCCCCACGCGGTGACAGGACGGTCCTTGTAGAAGAACCGGCGGGGCTGCTCTCCGTTGCTGAAATTAGCGACCAGCACCATCACCCGGTCGTCCGTTTCTTTTACTTCCTGCACAACGCATGTTCCTGACTGGTTCCAGAGGAACCCGTCCACGTAGACCCCGGGTTCGAGGTCGATGGCTTTGACGTCTACGGAGATCTCGCTGGTTCCGAAGTTCTTACCGGGCTTCTGCACTACTGTCATGGTCTTGCCTTTCGCCGTTCTGGGTGGGGGAGGAGGCCCCGGCGGTTCCGGGGCCTCCGTGGTGCGCTAGTTGGTCCAGACCTTCAAGGTGTCGTCCGGCTTGACCTGCAGGATCATCCGGACGTCCTTGACCTCGATGCCCCAGTTGTCGCCAAGCGAGTAGCTGGCCAGAACGAGCTGCGGCTTGTTCGGGGAGTCGGAGGTGAAGATCTTGTCGCCTGCGACGATCTCGCTGGCTTTCTTGGTGCTCATCATTGGGTTTCCTTTCGCCGTGGCCCTACGGGGCCGGGTAGTAACGCTCTTGGATGTCAGACCAGTGCGCGAGGTCCTCATTTGCCTGCCGGACCCATTCCATCTCGCGGGAGTTGGATTCTTTGCCCTCGTACTTTTCCAGTACGTTCTGGCAAGCCTCAATGAGCTGATCCACTTCCTTCTCCGAGAGTTGGAATTTCGCCATGGTCCTGATCCTTTCGCCTGTGGGGAGGTTTTCCCTACACATCAAGCCTATCGGCCGTGCCACACATCCCGTCAAGGGTTGCCTCTTCCGAATATGTGCCCGGGCATGGCAGGAGGCCATCCGAGATATGTTCGAATGGCCTCCTGCTTCGGTCGCGGTCAGGACCAGTGGAGGGTGAACCCGATCCGCTCGGCCGCGTAGGTCAGGGGATGCTGGGCTGCAGCGATCGCCGCCTCCCGGTGCTTCTGCTCCGTGGCGTACTTCCGGAATTCGTCCGCCTTGGCCGGGAACTTCGCGTCAATGAGCTGCTGCTGGATCGACTGGATGTTCTTCGGCCGGTCCTTGCTGAACGACGCCGTGAGTTCCAGCGGCTTCTTCTCGGTTCCCCAGTTCACAGCGTCACTTCCTGCCGTGCAGCGACCCGGGCCTCTTCCGAGCACCACTGCTCATACTTGCCGATCGCATAGTTGATCGTCTTGGTGAGGGCAGCCAGATCACCCCCATGGACGTTCCGGGGGTCCCGGGCAGGGTTCCGGAACTTCTCCATTACATAATCCGGGGTCAGTTCGTACAGGCCACCGATCGGGTAACAGACCTGCCACGGCTGGATGATGGAGACAAGGTGCGTGGCTCCGACGCTACGTGACATCAGCTCCGGGACCTTGGAAATCATCACCACGTACTTGGAGCCAGTCTGGGCCTCAGCTTCCACCCATACGGACTCTGTGGTGGAGTCCCCGGAGTAAACGCCCCAAACCTCCTCCGCTTTCTTGAAGTCCTGCTGGAACTGCTCTGCAAGTGTCGTCACTGCTCTTTCCTTTCCTAGTTCGCCGGGTACAGTCCGAGGCACCATGAGTACATGGCCTCGAAGTGGATGGCAGGGTGCTTGGCGCGGAACTCCTCGTCGCAACTGATGTGGACAGCCCACGAGTCAACGGGGGCGCCTTCCCAACTGATGGACCAGCAGCCCGGGCGCATCTCTTCGTGGTCCGCGTCATGCAGGTACGGGCCGTCGATGTGGCTGTAGCCTTCCGACTCCGGCCATTTAGCCTTGAGAGCCGCTACGACTTCTTCCGCTTGCTTCTTGCTTACTTTCGCCATGGTGATCATTCCCCTTCGCCGGTGGAGTAGTTCTCTGTGGTCAGATGCCGCTTGACGATGCCCTCAGCCTTGGCTGCCGGACGCGGTCCGTAGTAGCGGCTGGTGCCTTTCCACGGCGTAAAGACCGTGCAGGAGGCAGAGGCCCCGTCCTTGCTGTAGTCGACGTACGCGAGGATGTTCCCGGTCTTGGTGCTGTATTCGACCGTCTCCCCGAACGTCCCATCGACCCTCTGGAATCGGGTGGTTTCTGCCTGCTGCATTTGGTCCTTCTTTCGCCGGTGGAGGGGTGGTTTTCCCCTTCACTTCATACTGACGGCCGAACTTCTCGACCGTCAAGGGTTACCACTTCACGCCATCCCCGCCCATGGCCTGCTTGGTGGTGTCAGCCTTGGCGTACTCCTCGCCCTTGACGTTGCAGGTGCCATCCAGCACACCCTTGGCGACGTCCAACGCCCAGAAGTAGTTGCTCGGCTTGTTGAAGTCCACATGTTCGTTGGCTCCGAACACCCGTTCCACCACGGCGGTGAACGTGGCCGCAAACCTGCCCTTGGCAGAGGAGGGGACCACCGCGTGCGGGTCGTCGTCCGGGATGAACTCCGGGTTCGCTGCCCGGATGGCTTTCGCCTCCTTGAAGATCGCCTCCGGGGTGAAGAACGGCGGCGCACCGTCCAGAGTGGGAGCCTTGGCGATGTTGTCCACCGCGAGCTTGGCCAACGGTTCCGTGAGCCAGTCCGGAGCAGCGTCCGCGAACTGCTTGGCCTCCGGCTGGGTGAAGGTCCGGTTCCCGTTGTACTCGCTAACCCTCCGCAGTACTTCCTCAGCTTCGTAATGCCTCATGCTTCAATGCCTTTCATCAATCCGACGTGGTTCAGTGCGTCCCGCAGTGAGCGGATCCGCTGGTCACCCTTAGGCGCGATCTCCCGCTGCGGGTGGTGAGCAGATGACAGCCGGTGGTGGAGCTGCTCAAACTGCCGACGTTCCTGCACCTCAGCGTGTACTTTCTGCGCGTGGAACATCAGGTGCCGTGTGGTGAAGTACGGGCTGTCTTTCCCGTTCTCCGCCGGTGTGGTGAAGTACCTCCGGACGGCCTCCGCCGCGATTTCAGGAGTCACCCATGCTGGCAGGCCATGTGCCCACGTCTCCGCTGTCAGTTGAGACACCGGCCTCCCATCCCAGCTCGAAACGTACGTCAGTACCTTCAATGCTTCTTTCGTGTTCATTTGTAGTCCCCAGACTTTCGATCCCCAGAAGTGCAGCCTGAGCGCTGCCCTTTGATTCTTCCTCTTCCATGCGCCGAATCAAGGCAGCGCCTTGTTCCGCGTTGGTGAGTTTCCGTGTTTGCCCATTCGCCGGGTTGGTTCTCCATTTCACTACCAGCTTTCCGTATTGCTTTCGGAAGGTGTCGAAGCTCTGGACGTTCCCTTGCCAGAACTCGTCCTGCTGGCACCAATTCAGGACATGCCACATTTCGCGGGGATCCCGTTGGTCCAGTTCGATCATCCGGCGGCACGCCTGCTTCCAGCGCTGGCCAGCAGGTTTTTCTATGCTGCCGGTGTTTTTGGCCACCCACCACGCTAGCCGCGAAGTGAGTTTGTCGATGATGTCCAGTTGCTTCCTCTGCTCGTCCGTCAGCGGAGCGTCGGACAAAGGAGACTCGACCGGAGGGAGAGTCTCTTCTTTCTTGTTTTCTTCCTTGGTCTTCTTAAGCGTCGGATTTTCAGGCACTGGTTTTCCCGTCGACGGATTTTCAGGCGACGGTGCAATGCAGGTGACATACCGGACGCCGTTGAACTTCCCGTCAGTCCTGATCGTCTCCCGCTTGAGATACCCCAGATCCTCCAGATCCGAGAGGCCCTTGCGGACAGCGTCCCGGCCCTCCTTGCCGCTTTTGACCAGATACGCCTCCGTGATGACAAATCCATCGGCATGGCTCATGATCTCGATCAGCAGGGACCGCGCGAACCTTTTGAGCCGCTTGTCCCGGGCGATGGAGTTGGGGACCATGACGAAGTCGTATTCTGGTCGCCGGTTGACGATCTCCGTCATTTGGCGATCGGGAGGACGAAGCCGCCGTAGCCCTTGCGGACGTAGTGGGAGGCCAGCAGTTCGTTGAACACCTCAGTGAACTGGACCTCCTCCATCCCGGAGAACTCCTGCACCCACGCCATGTCCTCGTCCTGAATGAGGCACTGAGCCGGTGCTTGGTTGGCCATCCCGATCAGGATGATTTTCTGCTCGGGCGGGAGCTGCTGCTCAAACGCCCAAACCATTGCTTCTGCTGACATTGCAAACCCTTTCGCTAGGTGTCCAGATACGCGAGAGGCCGGGATCCAATTGGGGTGGATCCCGGCCTCTCATCCCGGCGAAAGGATGTAACACCGGATTGCTCAACGGTGCTGCAGAACTAAGCCTACAGCACAGCAGATATGGAGTTACACCCTTCGCCAAGGTGACTTCCTCGTGAGAGGCCGACCAACACAGTCTATCCTCGGTGGCGCATAGTCGACGAGCCGTCGAACCGCGAAAAGACGGGGGTAAACAGGTATTGGAATCACACATGCGCCCACGTACGGGCGCGTTGCGGTCTGGGGAATCTTACGGCCGTCCGGACTAGTTCCGGGGGCCTCCATGATTAATAGTCCATGCGCGGCAAGGGTACAAAATGCCGCCGTCAAGGATGACCAGTGAAGCCCTGTGTGCCGTTCTGAGGGCACAGAAAAGCCCGGGCGACACTGGGAGCCGTCCCGGGCTGTTCTGAGCCGCCACACCCCCGGCCTCCTAGAGCAGAGGGGCGGTCGGTGTCGGAGCCGGTTCCGGTGTCGTCCGGGTGCAGGAGTACGTCGATGATCCGGGCGGGTCAGCGGTGCAGGTGTATCCGGCCATCGGGCCTTCGGTGAACGTGATGGAGGAGGGAGACGGCCCGGGAGGTCCCATCGGCCCCGTTGCCCCGGTAGCTCCCGGCGCTCCGTCCTTGCCCGGTGCGCCATCCTTGCCGGGGACTCCCGGCGCCCCGTCCTGCCCGTCGGTGCCAGCGAGGCCGACCTGACCGTCCTTGCCGCCAGCCCCGGTGGCCCCGGGTGCGCCGTCGTTGCCCGGTTCGCCGTCCTTGCCCGGGGTTCCCGGAGCGCCGTCTTTGCCGGGCGCCCCGTCCTTGCCGTCGATGCCGTCGCGGCCGTCCTTGCCGTCCGCCCCGGCCGTGCCCTGCGTGGGGGTGACCGGGTCCTGCTTAACGGCTTCCGCCTGTGGGCAGACGTTCTTCCCGGAGGAGTCCAGTACCTGCTCACCGGCCCCGCATTTCTCCGACACCGCGTCGGCCATCTGCACGGCGTTGGCGGAGGAGTTCTTGAGGTCATTCGACTGCTGCAGTTGAGCAGAGATCCCGGCGAACGCCCCGCCCACCATGATCAGGCAGACAGCGAACGGGACCCAGAGGGACTTGTACCACTTACGGGGTTCCAGATGGTTGCTCATCACTGTCATCCTCCTTTACCTTGATCCCGTTCTCGAGGAGCAAATCAATGTATCGTCCGTTTTCTTTCCGTAATTCACGATTCTCCGTTCGCAAGTCGACGATGTCCTCTTTGTCGCGTTTCCTGTTATCGGCGTCGATTTTCCGCCAATAGAAGTACAGCCCGAGGCCACCGGCGCCTGACGTGATGTACGGAATTACCGTTTTGCCTATTTCCATCCAGTCGGTAACAGCGGTCGCGTCAGCCACACTTGTCTACCCCCGGTGAATGCGCTGTGTTCATCGCGTCCCGTCCCCTACATAAAAAAGTCCACCCGCCGACAAGGATTCCTTATCGGCGGGTGGATTGCGCGTCTTACAGCAGGTCAGGCAGTGTGCTTTGCAGCTACTTTCTCGACGTCCTCGTACTTGACTTCGTCGCCGGGCTTCGGCCCAACCGGCTTGGCAGGGGAGTCCGCATCGCCGTCCTCTTGCTTGACGTCGACGTCGTTGTACTGCCGGAGCTGCTCTTGGTAATTGGCGTTCTGCTGCCGGGCAATATCCAGATCCACCGTCAGGTTCGCATTCTTTAAGTGCTCATTCGCCAGCAACTGCTGGTAATGCCCCAGCATCGCCTGCAGCTTCTGTTCCCGTGTCACTTCGTCCATCGTCGTGCTCCTTCTTTTCATTGTCCTCAGCCACCATAACGTCGGTCTGGGCCGGGGGCTGGAATGCTGCGGTCGTTGCCACCGTGTAGACAGGAGCCAGTTGGTCGAGGAACGCCACCTTCAGCGCAGCCACTTCTTCCCCGACTTCGGCCGCCAGCGTCTCCTTGAACGCGGCCGTCGCCTGCACCGCGTCCCGGGTCATCGGACCGCACCGCAACTGCGTGCCGATCTCCGCCCGGGATGACTCCCGGGCCTTGGTCAGTTCCTCATGCAGGTCAGGCCCAGGAATTGGTGCTCCCAGCTCCGGGTCCAGCAGGTCCGGCATGTGTTCTGGCGGCACCCCGGCAAGGGCCATCTGGTCCAGCCCTGCTTCGAGGGCAGCATACGGGGCGGTCCACACGTTCGGTTCGCCGTGGGCGACGGGCTTCTCCGCGAAGTTGAGGATCAGGTCAAGGACCTCTGCCGGGTCGTCGACCCCGAGCAGTGTTCCCCATGACGCGATCGCTTCGACGGGGATGCAGTGCATGTTCGGGCCGTCCTCCGCGATGATGGTCCGCTGCCCTCCGAGGACCTGTATTGAGTACTGCATCAGCTCTCCATCCAAATAGCCATGTAGTTGATCGTGGTCTGGTTGTTCGCCGGACCAGAGTAGTACGCCGAGAAGCCGGAGGTGGACAGGTCCCGGGTCACGGCGCTGGCTGGCGCCACCGCGTTGATGGTGATCTGCGGCCGGACCATGCCCGACGGGGCCGGTGCCCCGTAGGTGAACGTGGCGATGCCAGCAGCCAGCGCCGACGTCGCGCTGTACCCATACCGGAACGAGTCCCGTGACGTGTGGGTGGACCGGGCACAGCCAGTGATCCGGAGCCAGCCGACCCCGCCCAGTGTCGTGTCGCGGCCGACCAAGTTGAAGTCACCGTTCACGTCCATGGAGATCCCCCGCCCGGCGCCCGGGCCGAAGGCGTTCTTGAGGTCGAACCCTTGGCCCTTGCCGAACAGGCGCAGCTCCGTGCGGCCGGAGGAGTTGGCCACCTCTTCGGACCCCATCAGTACGACCGTGCCCGGGTCGTAGCCGCTGCCAGTCACGGTGGAGTCCACCGCATAGATCGTCGGTTCGAACTGCACGCCCGTGCCGGTGTTCAGCCGGATACCCGGGCGCCCACCCCAGACGGTGTCGTCCATGACGATGCCGGATGTCGTGGAGCCGGTGGTGAAGGAGCCGATGATCGAGACGTTGCCGGTCGCCGCCGCGACGTTGAAGGTCCGCACGCCGGAGGTGTTCCACGCCCCGATGCCGGTGCTGTCGTACTTCACCCCACGGTTGGCCGTGACTTCGGTCTGGAACTTGGCACCGGTGATCGTGTGCTTGGAGGTGATGCCGTTCGTCGCGTGGATGTTGACAGAGGTGATGACGTCGGCGGTAAGGATGTTCGTCCGCAGCGACCCGACAAACCCGCTGTCGGAGGTGATGCTGTTGGCATCGAGTTCGAGCACGTTGATCTTGTGCGCCCCGAGAACAGCAGCCCACATGGACTCGCTGGCGGTGATGTGCCGGGCGACGATGCCGCCGTCAACGACGAGGTCGGCGCTCACCTGCTCCCGGAACCGGATTCCGGAGATGTACTGGATCGCGTCCGTGACGGTGCCGTTCGGGTGGTTGCCGAACATGCGGATTTGCATGGTCGTCTGCCCGGTGGAAGTTTTCACCGGGACGGCGTACTTGGTCCAGACAGTCGTGACGGCCTGATCGGCCACCGCGTACTGAGGCGACGGGTTGATGCCGTTGTTCTCCATGAACTCGATGTACGTTTTCGAGCCGGTCTTGGAGGCTTTGATCCAGAACTCCAGCAGATACCACCGGTCGCCGTCCACGGGCATGGCTGCCTGATTGTTCGCGAGGGTCTTGGTGATGGTGCCCGGGCCGATCGTGAATGATCCCAGAGCGCCGGAGTTCGACGGGGACTGCGTCGACCATGTCCAGTCGGACCAGTTCGTGTTGTTGCCGAACTCGCCGAAGCCGTTGGACACCGCGTTCTGCCCGGTGACCTCCAGCATCTGCGTGCCGATTTTCCGGGACTGCACGACGTCGGACCAGAGTTTATCCACCACACCCGTGTTAATTGCGGCGGAGGTGGCGTTGAGCTGGGAGACGTTGATGGTCAGGAAGGAGCCGACGGCACCGGCCACCGAGGAGGCGTTGACGTGCTCCGCGAACACGGACCCCTGCACGATCAGGTTGGCGTCCGCCGCTGGCTGGATGGACGGGTCGGACCAGAGGGCAGTGCCGCCGCTGTACGTCGCTTCGGTGAAGAGTCCGAGGGTCAGGGAGTTGTACCCGGCCGGGCAGGTCACGAACCCGGTCACCCACGTCCATGTGTTGGCGGGGACGATCGCTGCGACCCCGGCCACCGTGTACCGGACGGCCGACCCGAGGGTGTTGCCGCCCGTGCCGTCGTTGAACCAGCGAGGGTAGATCCCGATGCTGTTCACCGGCGCCGCGACCGACGTCTTGATCCACGCGCCGACCTTGTACGCCATGCCTTCCACGACCCGGGCACGACGCTTCGGGCCTTCCGTGAGAGAGGACGTCGATGCGTAGTACGAGCCGTTCTGGCTGGCGGTCTGGGCGATCAGGACGGACCCCTTGCCCATCTTGCCGCCGGTCAGGGATGCGGTGGCGTTCCCGGCCGACGTCGACCACCATGCGAGGTCTTGGATCTCCGTATCGACGTGCATGTTCGCGCCCCGGGAGATCAGCATTTCCCGGGCGGTGACAGAGTTGACGTCCAGCCGGGATCCGCTGAACGTGCCGAACGTGCCGGAGCCGACGTCGATCTGCGGGATGTAGACGGGGTCGATGGATTCCTGCAGCCACGCCGTGCCGTTGTACCGGTACGTGCGGAGCAGCTTCCCACCGGCCGCGAGGGTGTCCCACGTCTGCCACCGGTCACCGTTCACCCGGCCTGCCGTGCCGGAGGCGTTGGCAGTGGAGTTCGTGATCGTGTTCTTGCCGTTCACGGTGGTGGTCAGGGAGGAGAGGTTGCTGTTCGTCGTGACGAGCTGCCCGAGGGCCGTCTCTCCCTTGGCGATCTCCGTCTGCACGGCCGTGTCGATCTTCCCGAGCGTGACCGCGTTGTTGGCCAGCTTGGAGGTCAGGATGGCGTTGTCGAGGATCGACGTCGACCCGACGTTCGTGATGGCGGTCTTGGCAGCGTCGATCGCGCCGATGATCTCGTCAGCGTCGACGTTCGCTACCGGGACCACGGACCGTGCGGCTGAGACCGGGGATTCGTTCCCGGACCGGTCGACGGCCGTCAGCCGGTACCAGTACGTGGCGCCTGCGGTGACCTTGTCCGTGGACCAGACGTCGTTCGCCCCGCGCAGCACACCGACGAGGCTGTACGCGCCCGGGGAGGTCCCGGTGGCTTGGTAGATCCGGACGTAGTCCATGTCGGCCGGGGGGTCGTTCTGGACCGTCCCGGCCGCGTCCGTGAGCTTCCCGTTCCAGCGGACGTTCACGGTCCGCAGCCATGTGGTCACCGACCCGGCGGGGAAGTACGGCTGCGTCGGGGGTGTAGTGTCCTTCGTCATCACGACGTCGACGGCCTGTGACCAGTCAGAGGTGCGCCCGTTCGAGCCGACGGCCCGGACGGCGACGGTGTACGACTCGGCGGTGGTCAGGTCGTCCTTGAAGATCCGCAGCGGCGCGATCACAGCCTGCTTGTCGTCGTAGGCGTTGACGACGGTCCATGCCCCGGTGGACCCGGTGGGCCGGTACGCCACTTCGTAGCTGGTCGCGGCGAGCGTCCGGCCGGTGGTGTCCTTCCCGTTGTGCGCCCACGAGGCGAGGATCTTGCCGCGCACCACCCGCGTCTCGTCCATGTAGAGATCCGACGTCGCCGTCAGCCCGGTCGGGTTCGTCGGGTTCCACTGGGAGGGCAGTGAGGGCAGCGGAGGGGAGCCGGTGCCGACGCCGGTGCGTTCAATGTCGGTCGCGCCGCCGCCGGAGGACGACGTGCCGGACACGCCGCCGCTCTTCGTGCCGTTCTCCACCGAGAGCAGCCACCGGGCGATGCGTTCCTCACTGGTCTGCTGGATCGTGTCGATCTCGGCCGCGTAGACCGGTTCGCCCGTCTCTTCGTCCTCCGTGACGGACAGGGAAACGATCCGCCGCTTGATCAGGGCAGTGGAGTTCGGGTCATCGGACGGTGCGAGGATCCAATCCCCGACGCCGAAGTCCACCCACGGCATACTCCCGGCCCGGGGGTAGATGTCCAGCGTGGGGGTGCGGCGCGGCATCGCGTACTTGGCGAACAACTGGTCGATCAGGACCCCGGCCGTGCCGGACTCGGAGGCGTTCACGGCGGACAGGAACGACTCCCGGCGCCCGAACTGGGCCAGCGACCCGGCCGGACCGACACGCTCCACCAGACCGCCGTTGGTGTTCACGACAGCGACGTTCGCGATCTCGGCCGTGGATTCAGTGGAGGCCCCGGCGACGGACAGGCCAGCCCGGAAGATCACCGGGTCTTTCGAGCCGATCGCCACGGACCGGTCCACGCCCCGGGTGAGGGCCATGTTGATGCTCTTCCCGGAGATCCAGACGTCGACGTAGGCGTCCGAGATCTGCGTGAACACGTTCGAGTAGGAGTCACCGAGGGAGAACACCATGTCGTACGCGCGCGGCCACGGGACCCCGTTCGAGTCCACGCTGTTCGTGAACGTCCGGGTCAGGGACCCCAGTGTGGCCACCCCGCGCCCGGCCGCTTCGTCGAGGAGCTGGTTGACGATCTGCCCGACGTTCCAGCCCGGTGCGGTGGCAGGGTAGGCGTTGATCACCCCGCCGGTACCGGAGCTGATGATCCGCATCGAGTTCGTCAGGGCGTCGTCGTCGGCCGGGTCGGAGGACACGTCCATGACAGCGTACGCCAGCCCGGCCTTGGCCACACCGATGTTCTTCACCCGGGCGGCAAAGACGTGGTTCCCGGCGGACAGGTCCAGTTCGGCGGTGTAGACCTTCTTCCACGCCCCGTACTCGGTGATGGACAGGACCCGGGCGCCGTCAATGAGGATCGCGGCGATGTCGTCGGCCGACGCGAAGATCTTGACCTTCTTCGCGGATCCCAGCGTGAACTCGTGCCGGATGTAGGCGTCACCGGACGGCGCGTTGGTCAGGGAGGAGTTCCAGATCCATTTCGCGGTGACGTTCAGCGGCCATTCGGCCAGCCCCGCCCAGTTCGCGCCACCGGCCTTGACGTCGTCCTTGACCGTGGGGGCCTTCCAGTCGGCTGCGACGTACCATGAGCCTTGCTTGGTGGCGAAGTTGAACGCCCGGTCGCCGGGGGAGGTGACCAGCCCGTATTCCGGGTACACGACGGCGTGGGTGCCCCACGACCGGATGCCCGGGCCGGACACCTCAGACCAGAGGCCAGCGTATTCGCCCTCCTCGACAAGGACGTTCTTCTTCCGGGCGATCTCCCACCAGAACGTCGTGCCGCCGTCCACGGTGTGCTTGATCAGGTTGCCCTCGTTCAGGAGGGTGGGGGTGTCCACCAGCACCGGGTCGTTCGCCATGATCCGGAACGACCCGCCGCCGTCCCGGTTGTGCTCCTCGAGGAACGTCGGCGCCCACCGGCGCGGCACGTTCCCGAGGAACGTGGTCGCGTCGGGTGCGTAGACCGACAGTTCAATTCCCTCGTTCACTATCAGTCCTTCCTAGAACCAAGCAGGCTGGTAAATGTACTTCACGGCGCCGGAGCCGGTCCCGGAGACGGTGATCGACTGCGCCCCCGGTTCGGGTTCGAACCAGAACTTGTTCCCGGAGTGCGTCACGGACGCGGTCTTGCCGTTCGCGCCTTCCTTGGCGGTGAAGTTCTCGATGTCGAGGACGGCCGTGACCCCGGCCGCGATGGCAGTGGAGTAGGTCAGGCCGTGCGGGTTGGACCCGTTCACCGTCATCGCCGTCGGCCCTTGCGCCCCGGTCAGTTCGATCCGGGCCTTCCGGGAGGACCAGTCACCCTTGATCGTTTTCGTCTGCGTCGTCCGGGTCAGGGTCTCCGTGACCTCCGCGCCGTAGAAGAACGGGTCGGCGAGGAACAGGTCCACCGTGAACTTGAGCCGGTGCCCACCGGCCTCCACGTCGGGTTCCATGCCGCCGGAGTACTGGGCCATGGCTGTGGCGGTCTGCAGCACCCCGTTGGCGTCGTACCAGCGGCGGGTCAATGCGATCTGCCTGCCCGGGGTCCAGAGGAGGTTGCGGAGGGCCCTCCAGTTGTTCCGGGTCGCCTGCCTGCTGGACCGGTAGTCGAGGCGCACCAGAATGGGCTGCGACGTGACCGGTTCGATCCGGTTCACCAGCGTCTCGGAGTCGGGGATAACCCCCGGCCCGTACACGCCGAGCGCCGTGGACTTGTCCTCGATGGTGGGGACGAGCAGGTCGATCGTGGTCCCGGCCGGGACGGGATTGGTGTTGTTCACCAGTGCGTACAGCTGGATCGAGTTCCAGTCAGCAGTGGCCACCGCCCCGTCGAGCCGCCATTCCGTCCACTGGTCAACGACCTGCACCGCGTAGGCGGGGAGGAGCTGCCCGACCGGGGCCGCACCGTTGCGGAACCGGAACAACATCGTCATGTTCAACGGCTGGTTCGTGCGGGTCCACACCGACGCGGACCGGACGTCGCCAGCCTTGCCGCTGGCGGAGTTCGTGGTGACCAAGAACCCCGCAGACCCGGACGAGCCTTGCACAGTCCACGTCGCCCGGCCGAACGGCAGCACTCCAACGGGCGTCTGCTCACCGGCAGGGACAACCGCCATCCCGGCGGTGCCGCCGGTGCCGGGGATGACAGCCCACGACGTCATTGAGGAGGGGACCGGGTTCCAGAACTGGTTGCGGCGCACTACGACGTCGACGGCTTCCTGCCCGGCGATCCAGCCCTCAAGGGTGAGGGTGCGGGAGTCCGGGACTTTCTTCACGAACCGGCGCCCGGGCATGAACGGGATCAGCTTGTCATCGCCCCGGAGGGGAGGGACCCCTTCCCGGGACCCTCCCCATGACTTGATGTTCTGCGCATAGGTCTGCAGCGATACGCCGTCGACATCCCAGTACTCTGCGGTGCTGTTAGCCATTCGAGCCAACTCCTATGTATCCAAGCTTCCGGACGGTCTTTGGCAGACTTTCGGAGGCGGTTTCCGGCTTCGGGTTGTTCACGTTCAGTTCCCTGACGTCGTAGGTGATCGACGTCGGGGTGGTGTTGAGCTGGTCGCGGACGTTCGTGGTGGAGTTCACGTCGATCGGCCGCTGCCCCAGTGTGGGGTCGACCAGCAACATGCCCGGGTCGAACGGACCGCCCGGGCCGAACGTCGGGGTGATGTCCGGGCCTTCCCCTTCGAGGCTGCCCGTGAAGCCGCGCAGCGACTTCCGGACCTTCCCGTACATGGATTCCAGTGCCCCGAGGAAGCCGCCCATGATGCCCTTACCGGCAGGCTGGAGCAGCTTCTTGTCGACGGGCAGCGGACCCTTCCACGAGGGGATGCTGGCGGTGAGGTCGTTGAAGAACCCCTGCACCCCGCCCCACATGTCCTTCAAGCCGCCGAGGAGGCCTTCGAGGATGGAACGGCCAGCGTTCCAGAGCAGACCGCCAAGGTCGCCGATCGCGCCGAGGATCCGGCCGCCGATGCCGCCGAGCCAGCCGACCACTTCGTTGAACTTGTCGACCACGGCCGAGTACGCCCGGCCCACGGCCTCCTGAATGAAGGAGACGACGTTGTTCCATGCCCCGGAGATCGTGGACCAGATCGAGTTCATGATCCCGGACAGGAAGCCCCAGATCTGGTTCCACACGCCGGACACGAAGCCCCAGATGGAGTTCAGGACCCCCGAAATGAAGCCCATCACGTTGTTCCAGACCGAGGACACCACGGACCAGATGGAGTTCAGGACGGAGGTGATCCACGCGAGGATGCTGTTCCATACGGAGGACACAAAGCCGCCGATGGCGTTCAGGACCCCGGAGATGAAGTCGGACACGGCCGTCCACACCGAGACGATGAAGTCCCAGATCGTGGTCAGGATCGAGAAGATCGTGGTCCAGTACCAGTTCCACGCGGCCGAGAAGAAGGCTCCGATGGCGTTGAGCACCCCGGAGATGAAGTTCATGACGTTCGTCCACACGGACACGAGGAAGTTCCAGATGTTCGTGAACACGGTGACGGTCGTCGACCACCACATCTGGAAGAGCATGACGATGCCCCGGACCACGAAGCCGATCAGGGCGCCGATGAAGTTGAACACCGCCCCGAGGGCGCCGAACATGGCAGCAAAGACGTCGATCACGGGCTGCAGGAAAGAGACCAGACCGGTCCACGCGGCCACGAAGATCGAGACGAGCCAGTTCACCCCGGCCATGATGGCGTTCCAGATGCCGGTGAAGAAGGACACGATGCCGTTCCACACGGTCGTGACCACGGAGACGATGTTGTTCCAGATGTCGGTGAGGATCTGCCCGACGATGGACCAGTAGGCGTTCCACACGGCCACGAAGATGGCGACCCCGGACATGATCCATGACACGAAGCCGTCCCAGATCTGCTTGATCCAGTTGACGAAGCCGTCCCATACTTCCTTCACCCAGTTGCCGAAGCCGCCCCATACTTGGTTCCACCACGCTACGAGGCCGTCGGTGATCTGGATGACCCAGTTGACGAAGCCGCCCCAGATCTGGCCGATCCATGCCACCACTTCGTCCCAGTGCTGGACGAGGAAGGAGATCGCGGCGACAAGGGCCACGATGGCGATGACGATCAGGCCGATCCACGACAGGTTCATGATGGCCACCCAGAGGGCCGTCGCGGCGGCGATGGCCACAATGGCGGGGGCGATCGGGGTCAGGGTTTTGAAGATGTCAGTGAGCAGGGGCGCGATGATGGCTAGCGCCGGACCCAGGATTTGCCCGAACACGGTGGCGAAGGCCCCTGCGGCGGGGAGGATGGCCCCGATCAGGTCCCCCAGCGGCCCCAGAGCAGGCTCAAGGGCTGTCACGGCCTTCATCAGGCCGTCCATGAAGGTGATGATGCCGGAGCCGACGGCTGGCTGGGCGAAGATCGCTGCGATGAACTCCAGCACCTTGCCGAACACGGCGCCGCCGACGGACATCACGGAGAACAGGGCCGGGCCGAGGACGCCAAGGGTCTTGCCGATGGCAGACAGCCCCGCCTGAATGGGATCCATGGCCGCGTGAGCGCCTGCGAAGAGGTTGGTGAGGCCGGACTGCACTTCCGGGGTCGCGAGGACGGCAGCGAACCGCTGGAGCGCGTCCACGAGGATCGTCAGGGAGTTGCCCGGGGCTGAGTTCTCCGCCGCCTTCATGAGGGCGCCGAAGATGTTGAACACGGCACCGATCATGTCGCCGAGTTCCCGGAGGACGCGGAGGCCGTTTTCGGCCCACCGCTGCAGGTCGCCGTTCGAGGAGGCGATCTGGATGAAGTCGTTGAAGCGGGTGGCGAGGTTCGTAAACCATGTGCCAAGCCGGGGCAGCCACATCGCCCCGGTGAAGCCGATTGTGGTCAGGGCCTCCGCGATCGGGGCCATGGCGCCCCGGGCGTTGTCGGCCCCTTCCGCTGTGAGGTCGAACATTTTCTTGAGCACCCCGCCGCCGAGGTACGTGCGGAGCGCTGCGGAGAAGTCAGAGGCGCCACGGCCGAGGGCTGCGCCGACCTTGCCCATGCCGTCGGCGACCTGAGGCAGGAGTTCCTTCGCCATTTCGATGATCGGCTGCCGGGCCTCAGTCCAGAAGCCCTTCGACGCGGATTTCTGCACGTTGTTGAGCAGGGGAACCAGTTCCGCCAGTTCGGTCTTGGCGTCTTTCATGGCCAGCCCGAAGGCGAGCATCGCGGCGGCGCCGCCGAGCAGGAAGCCCGGGGCAAAGACGGCCAGTCCGGCCAGCGGTGCGAGAGCTGCGACCAGCCCGAGGGCTGCCCCCGCCCCTGAGATCAGCATGGCTGCCAGAGATCCCAGCAGCGGGAGCGCGGCCCCCAGTTTGCCGGTGAACCGCCCAAACGCACCAACGGCGCCGGTCAGGACCGACGCGACACCCCGGGTGCGCTTGAAGCTGTTGTTCATCCGGTCGACGGCGTCACCGGTCTTTTTCGATTCGCGGCGGACCTGCGAGAAGTCGGCGATGGCCTTGAAGATGGCCTTCCCGACGTTCATGCGCGTGCCGCCATCTGGCGTGCGATCTCAGCCTGAATCATGTCGTCCGTGAACATGTCGGCTTCGTTGATCCCGCCGAACATGGAGACCAGCTTGTCCTCCGTGGCGACGGCCTTCTTCTTGTGGAACGAGAACTTCTGCGCGGCAGCAGCCCCGCGCTTGTTCCCTGCGGCCGAGTGGATGGCCCCGGTGATGGCTCGCACTTCGATCTCCTTATACATGAGATCCCTTTCGAGGATCTCTTGGCGTCTAACGTGAATTACGTCCCTGATTTGCCGCACCCTTGCGAGTGACAACTCATCGAGGATCTGTCCGTCAGTCCACCCGTATTCGGACGAGATCAGGTCAAGGGTGCGTGCCCATGGCCTTAGTTGCCAGTCGGTGACTTCCGGAACAGGCTCTGCAGCTTCTGAAGGTGCAGTTTGCCTTTTCCCAGCAGCGCGCTGAACTCAGGGGCTTCCTGCTCGATGACCAGAGACAGGATGTCCATGAAGTCGTCCAGCTCCGGGTCCTCAAGGGCCGCGTTGAGCTGCTTCTGGTGCTTCTGGTCTTTGGGGGAGACGACGGTCCTGACGAACCGGATGGTCTCGTCGGTGGCGTTCGGGACGGCCATGATCAGGAGGGCGATCATGTTGCCCTGCAGTTCTTCCTGATCGGCGGAGAAGTCGACGTTGCCGAGTTCACGGCCGACGCCGGTGGTGATGATGTTCATCAGCGCGAGGAAACCGCGCAGCTTGAGGCGCTGGATCTCGACCGGGATACCGTCGATCTCGTACTCCGCCAGCGTGGGCAGGATTGCTTCGAGGTCTACGGGCTTTACAGTTTCGGCGGTCATGGCCGCTCCTATCTCTTGTTATGTGTGATGTGGTGGTGCAGCCGGGCGCCCCGCCCCAGACGGGGCGCCCGGGGTTCTAGCGCTCGATGTGCAGGATGCGGCCGAACCGCTTCTTGCCATCGGGGAACGGGACACCCTTTTCGTCCGTGGTGGAGGCCACGGCGGTGCCGTCGTAGTTGATTTTCAGGCCTTCCTTGTACGACGGGCCGTCGAACTGGATGGGCTTGAAGTTGACCTTGTAGAGGCCGATCAGGAAGTTGCCGGGCTTACCGGCCTTGTCCTTGGACGGCATCTGCAGGAGGACGGGGCGTGCGGCCACGTTCATGGAGTCCTCGTGCCAGAGGTCCAGCCCATGGACCTGCTTGGCGCCGGTGATGGTGCCGGAGCTGATGGTCTGCCCGGTCATGTTGGCGATCAGCGGGAAGGAGATGAAGCCGCCCTGAATGGACAGGTCAGCCTTGTTGATCCAGTTCCATACGGACAGGACCGCGTCGTCGCCTTCGTTGTCGTAATCGCCGAGGTCCGGTTCAATGGAGCCTTCGTTGACGCCGTAGAAGTCGCCGTTCTCGACATACGCGGCGACGAAGTTTTCGAGGAACGTTTCGGCGCCGGTGAGGATGTTCGCACCCGAGATGGAAAACGCTTCGGCGGTTGTACCAATGGCCATGTGATCTCTCCTTGTGTCAGCCCCGTGAGGGCCTCCGATGGTTGGCGCCGATCAACGCCGGTCAGTGACCAGTGAACCCCATCGGGCGTGGCTGCCGCTGTCTTACAGGGCCTGACACGCAGAAAGGCCCGCACCACGTCTCCCCAGACAGACGGTGCGGGCCTTCCATGTGCTCAGCTGTGCCCCAAGCGGTTCCTACGATACCTCAGTCTCGACCAACTCCCCGGCAACGTTGAACCGGTGCAGCACGAGGTCGACTTTCTCGCCGTTCTTCCGGTGCTGGTTGCGGCAGTCCCGGCAGGCGACTTCGATCATGTTCGCCCCTTCGATCTGGACGATGTGCCCGACGCGGAGGAGCAGCCGGACCGGGTTCGCCGGGCAGCGGATCTCGATCCCGTCCATCACATCGCCCTGACGGCGTGCTGGATGAACCGTTCGCAGACTTTCTCCCATGACAGCTCAGCGCGGATCCGCTTGGCCGCTTGGACGCCCTTGCGTTTGGCTTCTTCCTGATTGCGCCATACGTGCAGGAACGTGTTCGCGGTGGTGGAGATGTCGACCCGGAAGTCCGAGGCGCCGGTGTGCGGGTCCTCCACGAGGTGCCCGGGCAGCGGGTAGCCGGAGTCAGGGTGGAGCCAGTTCATGTGCCCGGACCATTCGGTGGCCATCACCGGTCCGCCGGTCGACATGAACTCCATCGCCGGTTTGTTGTTGCCTTCACCGCGCGAGGTCGAGACGAGGCAGTCGACTTGCGAGTAGAACGCGATCAGGCGTTCCTGCGGCCACACGTCGCTGATGATCGTGAGGTCGGGGAAGATGTCCATGAGCTGCGGGTGCAGTCCGGTCGTCGCGGTCTTGAGGATCAGCCGGGCGTCGAACTCCGGGTCCATTTCCTTGGCCATCTTCCACGCGGCGAGGGTCGCAAAGACGTCCTTCCGCCCGGCGAGCATTCCGACGGACGCGAACGTGAACTGCTTGTTCTCCGAGCGGTCCATTTCGGGGAAGCGGTTCGTGTCGATGCCGTTGGGGCAGACCGCGTACTCCATGGCCGGGTCGAGGTGCTGGAAGGCTTCGACGTTGTCGTGGCAGGTGACCACCATGAGGTCCAGCCAGTCCTTCTCCAGCTTCGGGGTGCTCTCCCACCCTTCCGGCTTCGACCACCACTGCGGCCGGTCGTACGGGTTCTCCCAGCCGTGGTCGAACATGTCGGCCCGGAGCAGCGGGGTCCGCTCCCACATCGACCAGCCGACCGCCGTGCGGCCGAGGTGCGCGAACTCCTCCGGCCGGATGTCGAACGGCGGGGCGAACTTCACCGTCAGGTCGTAGTCCTTTTTCGGGTCCTTGGTGAGGAGGTCAGTGAAAGCCTTCGGCAGGCCGGGGCTGATGTGGTCCGGCCATGGGACGACGTCGATGCCCATCCTCTCGAACTGGACGGCCATGTCCACCGCGTCGTTGCCGTACCCGGTGTAGGTGTCAAAGCTGGCGTTCAGGATCATCTTCATAGTGGTGCCTCTCCTTGGAGGTCTCGTCGGTTAGTGGGCGACTTGCAGGGCGAACTGGATGGTGGCGACGGCCGAGTTCCCCCGGGGAGTGTCAGGGAGATCCCCCTGACCGTGGACGTCCTTCGCCGTAGCAAAGTAAACATCATTCCACCGGTGGCAGGTAATCACGCGGAGGCCGGTGCCGGGGGAGGTCTGCCCCCACATTTCGTCGCGCTGGCCGTGCAGGAACCTGTCCACGGACCGGGCGATCGCCAAGGCCCGGTCGACGGCGTTGTCCACGACGATCTCCCCGTCCTCCCGGGACGCATCGGACCAGCAGTCCACGTACAGGGTGGGGAACTCCGAGGTCTTGACCGTGTCGGAGGAGGCCCAGCCGGACCCGCGCCGGACCACGATGGCGGACCCGCCGGTCCCGTCGACGTGCTCCTCCAGCGTGAACTTGTAGATCTTCTGCGACACGTAGCCGTTGATTTCCGGGTGGGCCAGCAGCAGCTTCCGGGCTGCGGTTTCGATTTCCATGGTGCCTCTCATTCAAACGAGGAGCGCATGAGTTCGATGATGCCGCTACCCACGCCCTCCTCGAGGATCCGGGTGGACTGGCGCAGCCCACGGGCGAAGAAGTCGTGGCTGCCGCCGCGCCGCAGCTCGTAGATGGTGTAGTCGACGTCCTCACCGGACGGGGCCATCCCGCCGTAGGACAGGTCAGCGTCGATCAGGATCCCGGACTCGTGCAGCTCGACCTCCAGATTGCCGGTCCGTTTCATGTCTCCGGACAGGACGTGCGCGGCCTGCTGGGTGTTGGAGAAGAACACCTCGTTCGCGGCCCTCCACTCCCGGACAACGGAGGCGGGGAGGGGCTTGTTCTCAAGGTGCCGGAACGACGACACCCAGTGGGCCAGCGTCTCGTCCTGAATGAACCGGACGCTGTTACGCCCCGTCATCGGACACCCGCGAGATGGTGATGATGATGCGGTCAGGGAACCTTTGGATCTTGTCGACGTCCCACCGCTTCCCGTCGGAGGTCCGGACCGTCGCCGTTTCAAGGATCTGCGGCTTGCTGATCGGGTAGAGCAGCGTTACGTCGGCCTTCTCAAGGGTGATGCCGCCCCTGTCCGATGCCTCCGTGCGGTCCACCCAGTAGATGGCCGCAGCGTCCTTGATGGTGTCAGCCCAGCTCCATTGCGGGTTGCCGTCGTCGTCATGCCCGATCTGGAACCGTTCCCTGACCGTCACCGTGGGGAACACGTTACCCGATCCCGGGGAGCCGGGGTCGATGATGGGGCCGGACCCGCCGGACCCGATGCCGTTCCGGGTGCTGACGCAGTCGTCGTCGAGGGCCACCGGCACCGAGGATGCGGAGAGATCCAGTGAGGACCGTCCATACCGGCCGAGGCTGCTTGCGGGGTAGTCGTCGCGGATCTGTGCGCGTGACATGTGTGCTCCTTATACAAAAGTGGGAGGGCCACCCATAGGGCAACCCTCCCACCGTCTAACCGGGTGCGGGTGGACGAACACACCCGGCAGCTTTAGTTGTGACTATGCGTGCAGCTTGACCTGCGTGAGCAGGTGGGCCTGAGGCATGGTCGGGAACGCCACAGCGGCGACCTTCGTCCATTCGGCCGGAGGCTCTTCGGTACCGTAAGCGGTGCCGATGATGCCGGGGGCCTGCGTGGACAGGTTGGTGCCGATGAGGCTGCGGGACTCAGCGGTCGGACCCCAGAGGGTATCGCCGAGCTGGGTGCCCGGGACGAAGAAGCCCTTGCCCTGATCGAGCAGGCGTTCCTCCACGATCGAGCCGTCCTCCTGCTCCGATCCCACAAACACGTCGTAGGAGGTGAGGGTGGGCAGTTCGTAGCGGCGGAACACCGAGTTGATCTCGTCCGTGGTGAGGACACCCGGGAGGCCGTTGACGCCGCGCGCGAGGTCGTGGGCTTCCTTGGAGTTGTAGATCATTTCGAGCGAGGCCGCGTCGGAGACGAACTCGCGGGGGCGGACGCCGGTGCGGTCACGCTGCAGGTTGGACAGGAACCGGAGGTCGCTGATCGGAGTGGAGTTCTCCAGATCGGCCCAGTCACCGCCGAGCTGCGTGATCGTGGCGCCGGTGCCGTCCTTCTTGGTCACCATGTCGAAGTACAGCTCGTCCTCAAGGCCGAAGTCGAACTCGAAGATCACACCGGCCTCGTTGTAGATGACGGTGCGTTCGGACAGGGCCTTGATGCGGAGCCACTCCACACGGGCGTGGACGGCCTGCGTCAGGTCCGAAAAGTCGCGGTAGACCTGATCAATGGCGTCCTGCACGTCGGAGGAGTGCGCGCGGGGGGAGAGGAACCGGATCAGTTCCTTTTCACCGATACGCGACTTGCGCTTGATCGGGGGCAGTTCGCCCGTGACCCGGGAGCCGCCAGCCTGACGGCTGGCGATCGGTGCCTCAGAATCGAAGCCCATCACGTGCGCCATCACCGTGCGCTGACGGGCGCCCTTGATGTACTCGAACGACAGGTCGTTTGTGGTCTTGTCCGGAAGCCAGCGTGCGGCCTGAAAGCTTTCCGGTGTGGGTTCCTGCCGTACGAATGGCAGCAGGTTGCCCGGGGTGAACTCGTCGAGGTCCCAAAGAGCCATGGTGACTTATCTCCTTCTTAGTAGTCGTCCAGTGAAGCCGACGGCTACTGGAAGATGATCCGGGTCTTGAGGGCGGTACGGGCTGCAGCGTCCAGACCCGAGAGGCGTGCTTCGAGGACGGATCCGCCGAGCAGTGCGCCGGTGATGACGTCGCCGTTCTTGAGGTTCACGCCGCCGTTGAAGATGATCAGGATCTCGTCCGGATCTTCCTGACCGTTGGACTTGGTGGGGTCGTACGGGCCGTACTTCTCCGTGGCCGTGACCTTGGAGATCAGGTGGCCGTTGAGGGCCAGCTTGTTGCCGTTGGCGTCGGCTGCCCACAGGGTGTGGTCCAGAGTGACGCCGCCGCGCTTGACCATGAGGCCGTGCTGGGAGGCCAGGATGTTGATCTGACCGGACAGCGGGTCGGTCGTCTCAACGAGGTTCGGGGTGAATCCACCGCTCATCGGGTTCCCTCCTTCAAGGGGTTGGTACTGGATCGGTTACTTCGTTGCTGCGGTGGGGACAGGCAGTCCCAGCCGCTGGCGTCGTGCAAGCGCAGCTTCCGCAGCGTTCTTCGTGTCGGTCGTGCCGCCCGTGCCGCCGGACTGGCCACCCGTCTGGGGCTTGAGAGCGCCGGAGCGTTCCAGAGCCTTCTTGGTGCGTTCGGTGTAGAGCTTGCGGGACGACTTGAGGAACGCGGCCGTCTTTTCGGCGACCTCCCGGCCCGTGGCGTCGTCGTCGTCGAAGCCCTTCGCGGCTGCCTGTGCGAGCAGACCGTTCGCGTAGTCGGTGGCGAGCTTCCGTTCCTCGTTGGAGAGGAGCTTGATCTCGCCGGGCAGGTACTCGCGGAAGGACATCCGGGCACCGCGCACGAGGTCCTGAGATGTGGTCACGGTGCTTCCTCCTCCTGCGGATGGCTGAACGGTTCCGCCCTTGCGGGTGGTCTTGCTGATGGCAGAGTTGATCCGGCGGTCAATCTCCGAGGTCACGCCCTGCATCAGTGCTGGCATTGCGGCTTGGATGCCCTGCGCCACGAGAGCAGCTACATCGGAGCCGTCCGTGTCGTCATCCTCGTCGGCGTCGTCGTCCTCCGAGTCATCATCGGAGTCCTCGTCGTCGTCGCTATCGGTATCTTCGTCAGCGTCAGCTTCAAGGTCGATGTCGGTATCGGCTACTCCGTCCGCTCCCGGCAGCTTGCTCTTCTGATCTACTGGCTTCTTACCCATGTGTGTCAATCCTTCGATCCAGTGTCCCCGGCCCCCCGTTTGGTTGCAGGTGAACAGTCCCGTCGTGACGAGTCCAAGGATTGCACGGTGTAATGCAAAACCCCGCCTTCCACAGGGAAAGGCGGGGTGTCCGTCTTACAAGGTCAGCGCTTGCGGTTCAACTTCTTGAGCTGCGCGGCCGACGGCGGCTTGCCGTGCATGTGGGTGTAGGCCCGGATCTTCTCGTCAACGGACATGCCCCGGGGGTCGCGTCCTTCCAGCCCGGACGGGGTGCGGGGGAGCAGGCCCGGGCCGACAGGCTTCACACCGTTGAAGCCCTTCCGGAACTTGCCCTTCTTGTCTCGCGTGTACAGTCTCGGCATCATTCCTCCTTTCAGGGTCCAGTCTGGGCGCTGGCATGACAAAACCCCGGGTGGCCGGGGTTGTGTCGGTCTTACTTCACCCGTGGGGTGATGGGGAGGGGCGGGGCGTTTGCGGACTACATACACTACGTTGCGGCGAGGAGATACGGCGGGGCTTGGAGGTTGTCCCATGACTCCCCGAACCCGAACCGGACCATGCGGCCGTTGTCGCAGATGGCGCCGTCGTGGCGCCGCTCGATGACCATGGACGCGGGGACGACGTGCCCACCGATCCAGAGCAGGGACAGGGTTTCGCCGGGGGTGCTGATCATGCGGTGGGTTCCTTCGCTTGCTGGGTTTCGTTGCGGAAGTGCGGGGCCGGTTTGCCGAGGTCGACGTGCCGGAGGGCGTCGGTGGTGAGATCCCCCGAGACGGGGTATTCCAGACCGGACGCGGTGATCTGGTCGATCGGGTACGCCGTGGCCGGGTAGGTCCAGAAGTCAGGCTCCTCCCGGGGGTACTCCCACACGGCCTTGATGTAATGCATCACGGCTAGCCCCGGCGGATGACGCGGCGGGGGGTGAGGTCCCATTCGGGTTCGATACCGGCCACGGCGGTTTCGATGGACGCGAGCTGGGAGGTCAGGTCGCCGAAGTCGATGTGGAACGTGTACTGCTGGTTTTCCTTGAGGTAGATGCCGTCCGTCCGGCGGTAGGGGGCGATCGCCGTGATGGTGAAGGCATCCTCAGCGCGGAAGCCCCAACGGTAGTCGGCAGACACATGCTTGGCCTGCTCGCGACGGATCATGATCTCTGCGATGCGCTCAGCCTTGGTAGCCATTTCCTTCTCCTTTTCGCCGGTGTAGGTGGTTTCCCCTACATCAATAGACTACCGGCCGATCCACATGCCCCGTCAAGGGTTAGTGGTGGGAGGCTTCACGCCGTGTTCCTTGAGGAGTGCCCGGATCTCCGGGTGGAGGTCCTTCATGCGTCGGGGGTTGTTCTTCTGCATGTAGCGCAGCACAAACTCCCGGTCCTCGTCCTCGGTGATGGTCAGCAGCGCCCGGCACGCGAGGAGAGGTTGCAGCCCCCACGTCCCGGACAGGCGCGGCTGGGAGGACAGGTTCGTGGACATGGCTTCGGTCAGCGTCCTACGACGATTTCCCACAACTGCGCTCCGATCTGTGTGACGGTCTTGACGACCAGTTCGTGCCCGACAAGCCATTCCTGATCGGAGGCGAAGTCGCGGGTGAAGTTCTTCATGTCGATCCCGTTGCCGCCCTCAAGCCGGTAGATGACGCCCATCTGGATCTCTTCGTCCTCGTCGTCCTCGTCCTCGATCCATGCGGTGTACTCGTTCGCGATCACCCGGGCCGTGGTGAAGGAGAAGGCAGTGCGCGGGGCGATGACGTCGCCGGGCTGCACCCCGATCAGGCGTTCCTTCTCCGCACTGTCGGACCAGAACATGCCCCGGTACAGGGTCGGCGCTTTCGGGGCCTCAGCGAGGGCAGCTTCCATGGCGTTGAGCTGGTCGGGCATCTTCCCGCCACGGAGCTTGTCCATGCCTTCCTGCCCCTGCGTCCATGTGCCCAGCCCGTCGACGATCAGGGCGGCGAACATGCCGTACTCCCCGGCGTTGTCCTTCGTGAGCTGGCCCTTCTGCAAGGCAGCCACCGTCTCCTCGTACTCGTCCTCGTCCGGCACGAACGGGGCAGGAGGTTTGTCGTACTTCGACTTCTTCGCCCCGGGGAAGGAGAAGCCCGACGGGGAGTTCCCGGTGCTGGGTGGAGGGACCGAGCCGCCGATCTCCCCGTTCGGGCCGATCCTTCGCTGGGCTTTGGGGCGCCGCTGCATCTCAGCGTTGGCTTCCTCGGCGAGGTCGTTGACCATGCCGGGCATCCACGGGCCGACGATTGTGCGGCAGTGGATGTGGAACGGCGGGTCCATGAAGTCCCCGGCGAGGGTCTCGAACGGGAGTTCCGTGGAGGTGATCGCGCCGGAGATGTGCAGGCAGACCATCGTCGTGCGGTTGTCGACGACAGCGCGTGCCTGCCGGAGGACCAGTGCCATCTACCGTTTCTCTCCCAAATCGTTGAACGCCTGCATCACCTGACTGCGGGTCGCATTCAGCGTAGCGAACTGCGTCTCCCGGGTGATCCGGTTGCAATGCTCAAACAGCTTCCACCACAGGCCCCTGCCCCGGTGGTCCGGGACGTTCAGGGGGGAGACAGAGATCAGCCGCAGCATCGCCGTCTCCAAGGATTCGTTGCGGGAGGAGATCAGTTCCGACGTCACCCGTTCCTCGAACCACGGCACCACCTTGAGGGACTGGACAAGGTACTGGGCCTTGCCGACCTCCTCAATTGTGGTCGCAAAACCGGAAACTGCGTCCATGGCCTCCGTGGTCAGGCCCCGGTACTTGAGCGCCAGCGTGGCTTCGCACAGTTCCAGTTCCTCCCCGATGGACCGGATGCCTTCCCGGACGGTGTCGGCCGAGAGCTGCTCATACAGGGGGGCAGTCTCAGCGACGGCACGCTGCGCCCGGACGGCCAGAACCTTGGCGGTGGCGTCCGTCTTGCGGCGCCCCTTCCCGTGGGCTTCGGTGACCAGCAGCCCGACGTCGTGGACGTGCGCGGTGAAGATGTCTTCCATCGCGGACTGGATCCCGTCCTCGATCTGGGCGAGGGTGTCGGAGAGCGACTGGACCTGCACAGCCACCCTCCGACCGGCCGAGACCCTACTTGCCCTTGCCACCGGCCGCAGCCCTTTCCGGTGTCTTGCCGTTGTTCACGACGCTCCCGGAGTTCAGGACCTTGTTCACAGCAGCCACCCCGTTGGCAGAGACCCCTGTCTCTGGTTCCGGCGGGGCCTCCTCCTCGATCTCAGCCACGATCTTGTTGATCTCCGGCTCCGAGTATCCGCGCTTCCGGAGGACCTCCTTGCGGCTGATGATCTTCGCCACGAAGTCCTCCCGGGTCAGGGCCTCGTCAACGACGTAGCCGGAGCCGAGCTGGATCTTGAACTCCCGGTTCGGGTAGACGTCGGCCGGGTCGATGCGTTCCAGTTTGGCGAGGAACTCAGCGTCCGGGTCGAACTCCACCGGTACGGACAGATCCATCGGGGCGTCAGTGTCGTCCTCGTCGGGCAGGTCCTCCGCGAAGTAAGCCGTCATGTCCAGCAGCATGTTGAGGAGCTTCTTGAAGTCGCCCACGAACTGGTTGCGGATCTGGTTGAACGTGCCGTCGCTCTTGCGGTTCAGGATCTCCAGCGCATACCCGGTGACCTGCCCCATGTCCTTGAGGGACTCAGCGTCGGACCGGGTCAGCCCGAACGTGCCGTACAGGGAGTCCAGCAGCACGGACCGCTGGTGCTCGATCATCTGCGGGTCGGTGGGCAGTTGCAGGACCTGCAGGGCGGTGCCGCCCGGGAAGGTGAGGATGTCGGCCACATCCTTGTTGATGTGCTCCTCCATCTGCGCCTTGAGGGTGGCGCCGTCACCGATCACCGCGAGGTTGCCGTGGCTGTTGTACCGGGCGATCAGGTAGCCGACCTGCTCCACCGCGTTGTACCGGTCGGCCGCGCGAAGCGCCTGATCCGTGATGGCGGACTGGCCCCGGGTCTGCTTCCGGTTCTTCACCATCACCCGGAGGGTCGTCCATGGGATGAAGGGGATCCCGAGGCGCTCCGGCTCCCGGTACTCCTCCTGCTCTTCGTCCCAGTAGTAGCGGACCACGCACTCCCCGAGGAAGGAGATCGACCACTCCTTGCGCTGCTTCTTCTTCACCTCTTCGTGCAGAACATCCCCGGTGGTCCAAATGGCCTGCCGGACGACGACCTTCTCCAGCTTGTGCCGGTTCTGGTCCTCGTAGATGAACTGGACGTGCTCCGAGTCCCAGAACTCAGGCCATGCGGTGCCCCGGACGGCGTCCCACCGGACGTGGACAGGGGAGTCCTGTGCGATCAGGGCGTCCCGGAGGACGTTCGTGATGGACAGGTCCGACTGGTCGTCACCGGACTGCAGGTCAGGGGAGTGCCGGAGCGCTGCGAGGAGGATCTCCTTCTGCTCGTCGGACGTCACCTCGAGCTGGAACCCGTCCGTCATCTGCGAGGCGATGAAGTCCACCGACTCCGGGATCTGGGTGGAGTAGGCGTGCAGCCGTTCATGCTCCGCGAGCTGGTCAATCTCACAGTTCAGGGTCTCGGCGCGGACAGCGTTCCGGTCATCGAACTGGGTGCCGTCATAGTACTTGCGCCGGGACCGGACATTCTTCACCCGGGCGGTCTCCTCTTTCAGGAGTTCCGCGTTGCGGGAGCCTGCCTCCCCGCCGGATACCACATTGTCTTTGTCGTCCAGATAGACGGCATTCGTACTTCTCTGCTTCGCCATGTCAATAGCACCTCCACCCATGATGATGCCAGAGGGCAGACGTGAGGCCCGGGACCAACGCAGTCCCGGGCCTCACTCAGCACACGAAGAATTCCGTCATTCGTATGCGACTACGATAGCGCCTTGCCCAGTTCAGCCACCACCTGCTTGGCGAAGTCGGCCGGGAACGCTGCGGCGAGCGCCCGTGCCATCTCCACCGGGTCCATGTCGGCCTTGTCCTCAGCGGACTGGGCTTTCACCGCTTCGAGGGCTGCGTAGACGACACCGGCGTGCCGCTGCCCCTCAATGCCGGGGAGCAGTGCAGCGTCGATCCGGTCGACCTTCGTGGCGAGCGGGTACAGGGGTCCGGCGTTGCGGATCTTCGTCTCCCCGGGCAGGGCGATGAAGTCCAGCCGGGCGTCGATGTGGGCGATGATGCGGTCTGCTGCTGTATCGGACAATTCGTCCTCCTCGTTGATGATTTCGCCGGACAGGATGACATCCCCGTACCCGACCATGAGTTCCTTGCGGGGGCGCAGGACCCCGGCCAACGGGCCGGTGCCTGCCTGAGAGTAGAACAGCGCCGCCCGGTGTGCAGGCTTCGCCGAGTAGTAGGCTCCGTCAACCCATTGCCACGGGTACGCGAACCCGTCCTGCTGCATGAGGTACATCTTGAGCCAGTCAGCGGCCTCGATCGGTGCGGTGTGCCCGTACTGGTTGAGGTTGTCGCCGTCAAAGACAGCGACGTCGCCGCGTTGCGGGACGAACCCGTGCGTGTACGGGATCTTCTCCCAGTACTTCGACGGCGCGACCCGCATGAGGTCCCGGGCACCGACCACGCCGCCCACGCAGACACTCCATGGGACGCCGAAGATGAACTCACCGTAGTGGTCCACCGTGTCGACGCACTGGTTACCGGCGAACCGGTCGGGGTTCAGGGACACCCCAAGCACAGACCCGAACCATTCCTCCTGAATCGGAAGGGTGCTCATCCTACGGGCCTACGCATGTACGCGCTGGGCGGGAAGGGAGGGTTCGGCGGACCCATGGCCGGATCCGTAGGAGTCTGGACATTGACGGTCTCCACAGTGATCGACTTCGCCGGTTCGCGCGGAGGCCAGTTCCAGTGGCCGATCCGGGGTGTCTCCGAGTACGGGTAGCCGGTGTGGATCTCGGAGTGGGTGACCCATTCCTCCCCAACGGAGTGTGGGTAGAGGAGGTGGAGGTCCACATGGCCTTCCTCGTCCTTCACCTCAGTGATGACAGCGGGGATGACCTTGCCGACGTCATTGAGAGGGGACCCCTCGACAGCGGCCCACCCCTTGGTGCTGTAGTGGACGATGCGTCCTACGGATGGCTGCTGGGTCATTTGCCCACCTGCTGGTAGGTGTTCGGGCCTTCGCCTTCGGACTTGGAGCAGGCCCAGAAGTCGTCGTTGCCGTCGAGGAACACCCGGAGGTTGGCAGAGGTGTGGAACACCCGGACGACGATCGCAGCGAACTGGTCGCCTTCGCCCACGGTGTTGCCGACGTGGCCCTGATGGCCGGTGTCGAGTCCTGCGTTCTGCCGGTACTCGTGGAAGTGCTTGCGGCGGCGGTTGATCTGCTCGGCGTCGTGGGAGCTGAGCGTGTAGAGGACGGGTTGGTTGAGCGTTGGTTGATTAGTCACGGTTCGAGTGTAAGCAACGCAAAGGCCCCCACCCGGGAGGTGGAGGCCGTGACGTTGAAGGAAGCCCTGCCGGTAGGTCCGAGGTCTCATGTCGGTGGGGGGCGGCAGGGCCTCCACAAAGGACACTAGCTCATGCCCGGGCGCCCGGGACAACACCGGCGCGATGCTGGTTGGAGCCACCGGCCATGGCCTTCGCGAAGATGTCCAGCCCGTAGTTGAGGTGGTAGAAGCACATGACCGTGTCATCATGCTCGCCGACGCCCTGCAGCTTCCCGTCGACCCAGCCGAAGGCCTCCAGCTCGGCGAGGAACGTTTCCATTTCGTCGTGCCGCATGGTGCCAGCCTTGTACGGCAGCTCCCACTTCTTGTTCTCGAACTGGATCAGCAGCCCGGGCACGCCGGATGCGAGGTCCTGCTTGCCACCGGCGGAGTGTTCCTTGACCGGGACGGCGGAGTTCTTCTTCATGTGCTGGGACCAGATGGCTTGCGCCGCGTCGGACTCGATGATCACGAGGTCGGCGTTGTAGATCGCCCACTTGGCTTCGATCATCTTGACCTGATCGTCAAAGCTGATCTTCTGCCAGCGTTGGAGATCCAGCAGCCGCTTCTGCCCTGTGCGGAGGTCGATGTACGCCGTCATGCAGACCAGCCAGTCACCGCCGATCTTCTCCGACCATGCGAGGTCCCATGCCTGCACGACCTTGAAGTGGTGCTCCAGCGTGAACGGCGGGTGCCAGTGCGGGACAAGGGACTCGTCGTGCCAGAGCATCGGTGCGACCAGCTCCATGGGGAACAGGGAGGACTCGGAGGAGCGGGGCTTGGTGTTGATCTCCCGGTCGTACAGGAGAGGCCCCAGTTCCTTGCGTTTGGCGTTCAAGCAGGCAGCGGACTTCTCGCAGTCCTGACAGGGGAGGTTGAACTTCACCTCCGCCTGCTGGTCAGGAGGGGCAGCCTCCACCGTGTCAATGCACGACTGCAGGGCAATGGCAGGCCACCGCTCCGGCCAGAGCGCGTACCGGGTGTTCACCGGCTTGACCATGCCCTGCGGCTTGCTGTGGTTGGTCTGCTTCGGTGCGGTCTGCGGCTTGGTCTTGAAGCCAAGTGTCGTCTCAGTCATGCGTCCTCCATGGTGGGCCTATGTACGAGGGTACGGAAAAGCGCCCTACTTACACGATGTGTGCGGGTAGGGCGCTATCCGTGGGGGATTGTTACCGGGACGGAGAGTACGTCCGCGTGAAGCCACGTTCCTTGAGCGCGAGCAGGAGGGTCTGGGCCAACGGCCATGGAGTCTCCCCGCTGACATGGATGGTAGCGTCCGGCATGTCCTTGTAGGACCAGCCCCGTGCCGCCATATGCGTCTTGACGTGGATGACCTGCGACGGGTGCAGCTTCTCCGTGTTGATGAACCGGGAGAGCTGATGCGGCTGCCCGATGAAGAACACCTTCTGCAACGGCTTCTCCGGGAGAGGGGCAGGAGCCAGATCCTCCGCCAGCCATTCCTCCAGACGCTTCTTCACATCAGGGGGCAGGGGCTTGGCCACGGCCTCCCGGAGCTGCTCGATGCAGGCCTTGAGCTGCTCCCGCTTGGCCCTGATCTCGGCCGCTGCAGGGGCTTCCATGGTCATGGCTTCGTAGACGCCCATCTCCGTGTAGTCGGAGTCCCAGACGTGGAGGAGGGCTGCGATCTTATCGGTCACTTCTTGTCCCTCCCGGCGATGATCAGGGGCAGGTACTCCAGAACCGCGTTGTCGAGGAACCTGATCGCGGCCTCCTCAGGGGTGCCGTTCCGGGCCTCCCACTCATCGCGGTCCTTCTTCTGCTCCTCCGACTCATAGCGGCCCTGCTGGGCGAAGTCGTGGATCCGCATGGCGGAGTAGTTCCCCACAGCGGCCACAAGCTGCGCCCGGGCTTCGTCAGGTGTCATCTTCGGTAACGGTATTGCGTGCATTTCAGTCCCCAGACTTTGTCGTCCATCCAAAAGCCTCCCGGATCAGAGGCTCCTCACACTCCCAGTGCATGTGCCGCCGCACCGTGAGCTTCCCGCATTCATAGCAGTGGTGATCCTCCCACCACCATTGGAGGTCAGTCGGCCATCCTCTCGCCGTCCACCACCAATCCTTTACCCAGTCCCGGAGCCTCATGAGGCCGGGTCGATCCCGACGGCGTACTTCACGTACGGGCAGTACTGGCAGTCCTGTGCGGTCAGGACGCCGTTAGGCCAGTCGTCCTTGATGTAGAGGTGGCCCAGTTCGTGCTTGCCCCGGGTGCAGGCCCACCAGCGGCAGAGCGCGTACGCGGCGCCTTCCATGAGCTTCACTTCGGCGTCCCATACGGCCTGCAGGATGTCCAAGAGCCTACGCATCCTCGTGCTCCTCACAGTCCCAGCAGTCGTTCTCGCAGCCTTCGCCACGGCCGTCGTAGTGCTGGCAGTGCTCACAGCGCGAGCAGGGAGGGGACGTGTGGCAGGAGCAGGCGTGGCACTCACGCATCCTTGGCCACCTTCATGGTGATCACGATGATCGTGCGTTGCCGCTTCTCCTTCGGTGCCGCTCTCTTGTCGACCGCGAACTTCACCCCGAGGTTGGGAGGGAAGTCGATCTTCCCGGCATGGTCGCCGTCGATGACTCCCGACTCCTGCAGGGCGTCCGGCACCCAGTTCCAGAGGCATTGCGAGTAGTTCTGCCAGTCCCTTCGGGCATTGGTGGGGAACACGAGGATGGCAGCCAGCCCGATACGGTCGGCCTTCGGGATCCCGAGAGCCTTCACATGCTTGTCGATGTGGCGCTTCCACTTGTTCTTCGCGGAGGACTTCCACAGTTTGTCCCAGCCGTCGTACACGTTCTTCGACGGGGGCAGGAACGGCAGGGTGATCCGGTACATCCGGTAGTCACCCTCGTCCTGAGATTCGATGGGGAGGATGCCTTGGACGGGGGTCGCTTCGACCCGGTTTTCGCCCACGATGCTGTAAGCCTTCATTACCTTCCTTTCGCCATGAGGTACATTCCCCATTCTATCGTCGGCCGTCATGGGTTACCCGATCTCCACAGCAAGTCCGTCTTGCAGGTCAGTGGGGTGGAACTCCGCAGCGTACCGGCGGAAACGGTACACCGGGTTCTTCTTCATGTTCATGAGGAGATCCTGCTGATGGAAGGGCGTCCCGACGAGGAACACCTTCGACGGGGGCATCCAGAGTTCCATGGCGTTCTCCCCTTCCCCGACAAGGCGTTTCGTGCCGGGGTGGGCCATGCCGCCGACAGCACCGAACCACCAGCGCTCAACCCGCTTCCGCTGCATGGCGGTGGAGCAGGAGCCTTCCTCGAGGACGTCGTCTCCGATGATGACGTCCGGGTGGACACCACGGGTCGCTTTGCCGGACCCTGCAGTGTCGACCATGGCGTAGTTGCTGAACGTGACGTGGGTGGAGTTCAGCCGGACGTTCGGGCCTTCCAACAACCATGGGGCGGTGGCCTTCGTGACCTGCACGATCTTGGCCAGCATCTTCTTCGCCTGATCACCGGTCTGGGCGAAGATATACGTCCACAGCCCGGGAGTGTAGGTCGACTCCCACACGGTGCCGTTGACGGTGAACGTTTCCGACTTGGCGTGCTCCCGGGGGGCGATGACGGCAAGGCGTTTCGCGTGCATCCGAAGCTCGCACCATTCCCAGTGCAGAGGGGACATGTCGAGCCGGGCCTTGCGTTGGGTCCACTCCCCGAGGTGCGACCGGCAGATCAGTTCCTCAAGGTCGTCGACGGGGAGATCCAGCACCCGTTGGAGCTGCTCCGGTGACAGGTCGGCCAGTGTCGTGGTCACGTGCGCTTCACCACCGTCTTGCACACACCGCAGATGATGGTGAACGGCATCCTCTTACGGGCCGTGAGTGGGTGGAGGCAGTCAGGCTTCCGGTCGGCCCGGCCCACCTGCCCCTGCACCGTGAGGAAACGGACCGGGTGGGGGGAGTTGCCCTGCATCTGGTTGGCAGCCACGAGGTCAGCCAGTTGCTCCATGGTCACCCCTCCGTATGCGACGGCCCCCAGGATTTCCCGTGCCCAGACGGACTTCTTCACCCCCATCCCGTCGGCGCATTCCTGTATGGCGTCGTCGAGGTCATCGTCTACGCGGAAGTTGAACATGTTCGTCGCCACCTGCTGTGGTCCCCTCTGTGGTGCGGCGCCCCTCCCTGAGTGGAGGAGCGCCGCGACTGGATTACTTGATCGAGTGCTTCGGGCCGCTGTCTACGGGGTCGAGGGTCAGCCGATGCTGGGGACCATCGTCGTTGACCACCACCTCTCCCTTGATGACAGGATCCTTGTTCAACATGCCCTGCAGTTGGTCAGCGGCCCCGGTCTTGACGTAGATCTGGTAGTACGCCAGCACAGCGAGGATCCATGACGCCAAGCCAACCAACAGGGCTTCTCCGATGTTCAGGAGGGTGTGGTTCACCATTGCGTCGAGGATCTGCCCCAACAAGCCCTGCACAAGGGCCAGTGTGAGGAGCAGGATCGCTTTCTTTGCCCCGTCCGTGCTCTTCTTCGTGACAAGGCCGACAAGCCCCGGCAGTACCGCCCCCAGCAGGAACTGGATGATCTTCACCCAGTCCACTTCGAATACCAACATTGCGTTTCCCTCCATGATTGTCAGCCCACCTCTTTGCGCCGGATGGGGATCAGGTCACCGAGCGCCCTTGCAGCAGCAGCCAGATCCTCCTTCGACGAATCCTTGCCGACCCCGAGAGCTTCACCAAGGGTCGAATGCTTCCGGGGGATGTCAGAGGGCAGCTCATTGACCGTGACCTTCTGTTCGTCCGCGACCTTCGGCAGCAACCCGAAGTCCTGCTGGTCCTCCTTGATCTGGTCCAGCAGCTTGGCGGCAAGCTCAATCTCCCGCCCGGTGGAGTTGAACAGCTTCCCGAGGTTCAGTTCCGTGGCGACGTCCACAGAGATCCGTTGGAGCTGCAGCATGGCCAGCTTCTGCCGCATGTCCATGACATCCAGCTGCACTTCCTTGCCGCCTTCGATCAACGGCCGCTTGTCCTTGCCCGTCAGGACGTCAGGGGAGACCCAGTCCGGCTTCTGAGCCAGCACCTTGGACTTGTACCCCCGGAACGTCGACGCTTTGATGTCCTCCCCATACCGGTACGACGCATACCGCTCCAACGCGAAGGATGTCCAGCCCTCGTCCAGCATGAGCCGCCGATACTCGTCCCGGTGCGGGGACTTATTGATCACCGATGCGGCCGCACCGCCCCTCGGCCGACGTTTCTTCTTCTCCGCCGGGGCCTCTTCCGAAGATTCTTCGACTCCACCCGGTGGGGGTGTCGCACTTTCGACTGATTCTGGGCCGTCTTGCCGAACAATCTTCGACGAATCCGATGGCTGGACGAATCCCAGCGAGCGGGTGCCCTCGCTCGATGCTGGGG